AGAAATAAAAGCAGGGCTGCGTAAGATTGCAGCTTCTGAGAACAAGTCTCTTTCGTGGGTGTTAGAGAAAGTTATTATTGACTACTTTGGGATGAGGCGTCCCAAATACATCGAAAGGAAAAAAAATGAATCGTAAACACGAGTTGTTTCTGATTAATCTTGGACTGGAAACTTTGTTGGAGCGTATGTCCACCAAGGTTAAACCGAAGGTACAAGTAAAGCCGAAGAAGAAATTCCGGAAGGCGAAATGGACAAAGGCTCAGCACAAGAAATACGCTGAGACTATGGCGAAGAAGTGGGGTAAGAAACAGTCCCAGTAATGGGATGCTACTTTGAAATGACTGCCCATTAAAAGAGCATATGGCAGATGCTCCAATAACATCAACTACTTTCTAAACAGGAGTGAAGTAATGGCAAATGCGTTTCAGAAGTTTTTTCAGGGGGACGCTCCCACTGAACCTGACACTACACCTGTTAAGCCTGACGAAAAACGGGTGAAAGGTAAGATTATTAAGGTATCCGAGGATGGATGGGGCTTTATTAGTTCCAAGGATATCAAATTCACTCGAATCTTTTTCCACTGGACTTCACTGAAACAAGATACTCTCAAGTTTCAGGAACTAAAAAACGGAATGAAGGTGGAATTCACACCAGTTGAAGTTGCAGACAAAGGCTGGCGTGCAATCAAGATTCGGGTGCTGAAAGATGGTGAATCGTAGAGCTTTTCTACGAATCCTCGCACTTGGGGTAGTCGGTCATGAGTTAGATATTGACCGATTACTCTGGGTGCCGGGTTCTAAGACTATATTCCTTCCAACTAAAGTCCATCGTGGACTAACTGAATCACAAATCATTGCGCTAGAAATGGCTAGAATTGCGCCCAAAATAGCAAGTCTATTTGAGCGTGATGATACCTTCTATCGCATATTGAGTAAGGAGAAAATAGATGTCTCTAACTAGAGATGAATGGTGCAAGATGTGGGATTCTATCAAGAAGATAGAATACGAAGCCAAACAACTGAGAGGTATAGGTAAAACACTTATACTTACTCAAGTGAAATACATCAAAGACCAAATCCAATCAGTAGTGGGGCAGATGGAATAAATGGGCGTATCGTTCCTAGACAGATATAATTCTGAGACGACGTGGTTTGGTAAGGTGATAGTAATAGAGATATATCACCTTGCTATGACTACGCGGTCTAAGAATTGGACCATAACCAAAACTGCCGAATACTTTCAATGCAGTATAGGTCTAGTTTCTGAAAACCTCAGACTAGCCGAACTATTACACACTGACCCTACTCTCTCCACCCTTCCGACTAGACAGGATGCATTGAAAAGGTTGAACGGTAAAATGGCGAAAATGTGGCAACCTCAACCCTATGAAGTTTTAAGAGGATGGATTGATGCCATTCTCGAAGAAGCTTCAGATGACTTAAATGATTGGGAGACTAAGTTTATTGAAGACATGAATGTTCGTGTCAACAATAAGTGGCCGCTAACAGAGACTCAAGAAAAGAAACTTGAATCTATATATGCGGACAAAACCTCCTAATAAACCTGATGATATTACTAGCCCACTTCACGAAGGACAAACATTCAATTCCTGTCCTAAGTGTCATAGAAGCTGGGAAACTATTCCTCCTATAAAGGGAGTAATACACAGGACTATTATCTGTGAAGAATGTAAAGCAGATGATAGATATTTCAGAACAGGAACAAGGTATCCGGGTCAATAATGAGTGAAATTGAAAAGAAATACGTAGCAGGTCACGGTCCCCTAGGAGCTAAGTTAATGGTTCTAGGGGACTGCCCTACCTATAAAGATTCCTCTACTGGTAAAGCATTCACAGACAGTAAGGAATTAAACCAATTGCTAATGGATGCTGGCATTCGTAAAGAGAATTGCTGGCTTACTACTGTTTCTAAATATGAGGTTCCACCCAATACTGGAAAGAAAAGAATACCATTCGCCGTCCGTGCCAAGAATGCTGGCATTGATATAGAACAACAGTTAGCAGAACTACAGGAAGAAATTAATGCAATCAAACCCAACTGTATTTTGGCTGTTGGCGGAACCCCTTTATGGGCACTCTCTGGAAAAACTAAAATTGGCAACTACCGTGGAAGTATCATGCATGGCATGGGAGTTAAATTCGTCCCAAGTTATAATCCAGCTCACTTGTCATGGCACGCGACAGACGTTGAATTCAAAGGATACTGGAACAGACAAATAATGGCATTCGACTTTAAGCGTGCCCTCGCGCAAAGTCGATTTCCAGAATTAATTCTCCCATCACGTAGCCTCGAAGTTGCTAGAAATTCCCATCAGTTAGCCGAATTCAGACAGCGATACAAAGGTAAGCTTAGAATGTCTGTGGACATTGAAGCTAATGGAACCTGTATCCCTGTTTGTATTGGGCTGGCTTTTAATAAGCACCACGGAATGTGTGTGCCACTATGGAATACTGATGGTATCTGTAACATACCATCTAGTGACTTAGTTCAAATGTGGTTAATCCTAGCAGAAATGCTATGGGAAAATGAAATCGTAGGACAGAACTTCAACTACGATAGAGACAAGATTAAGAGACTTGGGTTTGTTATCCGAAAGCTTGTATCGGATGTAATGCTCAAGGCTCACGCGATTAATCCTGAGTTACCTAAGGGACTCGCGTTCAATACCTCACTCTTTACAGAAGAACCATTCTATAAAGATGAGGGCATGTATAAAGGAAAAATCGAAGACCTTCTACTGGGATGTGCGCGAGATGCTTGCGTAACATTTGAAGTAGATGAGAATATGAATGCAGACCTGGATGAGTTAGGTCAGCGTCAATTCTTTGAGAATTTCCTAATGAAGTTCCCTGACTTGTATTGGTCTATTGAACAACAGGGCTTTAGAGTAGACCATGAGGAAAGGGATAGACTATTAAAGAAATACATTGAATGGGATGAAAAGTGTAGGTATGAACTATTCAAACTAACAGGAGCAGAGATTAATGTTAATTCACCAAAGCAAATTCAACTTCTTCTCTGGGAAAACCTTCAATTCCCTCGTAAAGATTCTACGGGAGAGGAAGATATCACTGCTTTGCTTAACTCGGCTACCGTATGGAAGAAACGTCCTGAGTCCCACAGAAGAATATGTGAGCTTATACTGGAAGACCGTCGAGTTAGGAAGTCTATCTCGACTTATCTTATGGCTCTCCCAGATTATGACGGACGTATGCGGACTACCTATTTCCCTTGTTTGGATACAGGTAGAAGCTCCACAGGACAACAAGACCCACCCATTAGACCAATTGTCGAAGTTATTGACGAAAACGGTAAGAAAAAAGACAAGGTTCTTGGGACGGCATTTCAGACAATGACGAAACATGGAGATATCGGTGCAGACATACGTGGTATGTATGTGCCAGATACTTTCCATTTCGAGACTATTGATGAAATAATACAACGGATTGATGAGGAAGAAGAATTCGTTCAGGCTGATAGTTCACAGGCAGAAGCTAGAGTTGTGTGGCTATTAGCTGATGACGATGAAGCATTAAGACTAGTCGATGAAATTGATTACCACGCATTCACAGCAACATGGTTCTTCGGTAAGAATGCAGAACTATTTGACTATGACAAAAAGAAACTTGGATACGAGCATCCTATTAGATTCTGCGGTAAAACTCTCAGGCACGCGGGGCATCTTGGCGCTGGTAAACGACGTGCTGCTATCGAAGTCAATACCCAAGCGCGTAAATATAAGATTCCCATCGCAATTGACGAACAAATTGCAGAACGAGCTTTACAGATATTCCACAGTAAGCAGCCTAGAATACAGCAAGTGTTCCAAGCTGGTATTGTCGAATGCCTACGTAAGAATAGACAGCTAGTTGCAGGATTGCCATATGGAGTAGATGCACCTGCTGGTGGTAAGAGAACATTCTTTGAGCGTTGGGGAGAAGAACTTAACAGACAAGCATTCTCCTATATACCTCAGAGAACTGTGTCTGATAACACTAAGGCTGCTGCTATACGTATACGCGAAAGGATACCACACATCAAGATTGTTATGGAATCACATGACGCTCTCTTATTCTCAATTCCGGTGAGTAAGAAAGCGGAATGGATTCCCATTATTAAAAAGGAGATGGAACGACCAATTGATTTCAGTCAATGTTCACTACGTAGACACAAACTAAAGATTCCATGTGAAGTCGAAGTCGGTAAGAACTATAGGGATTTCAAGAAGTTTAAGGATATACCGATTATCGGTGAACCTGTGGAATTACTAGACATGCCACCTAAGACTGTAACTGAATCATTCCTCGCGTCAGTCATACCACCTGACACGAAACTGACTGATATCATTTACAATCATGACAAGACTCTCAAAAGATTCGAGGTCGAATGAAGGCACAATTCGAGCTTACACTAGTTTGCAGAACTGAGTCCAAAGTAGTAAACTCTAAAGGTGAAACTATGTGGGACTGCAAATCTATTGATACTGTAATGGACAGTAACCTAACCGGGTTATTGGGTCAATTTTTAATCGTCTTAGCTGGAGTTCACAAGCGTATTGTGAATGACATTAAGACAGAATTGCAGGTGATTGATGACGATATCCCCTTCTAGCAAGGAAAAAGACCACAACATGAAATCTCGTGAAGTAAAGTGTCTACGTTGTAAACAACATTGGGTCACAGACGATATGAGACCAGAGTGTCCCGATTGTCTAATTCCGGCCATAACGGTCGTTAACAGTGTGATGCCAGATGAATTGGCTTCAGGAAATAGTTGAGCAACACAATGAACTAGAGAGTCCTGAATCATTCTGGTATTGGAGCGCGATAGCTGCAATGTCGGCAGTTATCAAAGACCAAGTATGGCTGAATAGACAAATCTACAATTTATACCCTAACATCTATGTGATGTTACATGCTGAGTCTGGACTAAAGAAAGGTCCACCTATCAGTATGGCAAAGCAATTGGTTAGACCTGTCAATAACACACGTATCATTGACGGTAGGTCATCAATTCAGGGTATATTGAAAGATTTAGGCACAGCATATACAGTTCCAGGCGGAAAGGTTCAGACTAAATCTGTAGCGTTCATTTGTAGCTCAGAACTATCATCGTCAATTGTCGAGGATAAGGTCGCTACCAAAATCCTCACTGACTTGTATGATAGACAATATAACGTAGGAGAGTGGAAGTCTCTATTAAAGATGGAGACTTTTGAACTTAAGAATCCTACGATAACCATGCTCACAGCGACGAATGAAGCTATGAGTGAGGATTTCTTTACCCGAAGCGCAATTCAGGGTGGATACTTCGCGCGCACTTTTATCATATATGAGAAAGAGGGACAGAATTCAAATTCTCTCATATATAGATTGGAGAATCCTCCCAATTACGCTAATTCGGCAAACTACTTAAGAGAAATAGCTAAACTCTCCGGACCATTCGCACCGATGGAAGGTGATAAGTCCGATGAGTTTAAGTATCGTAAGATTAAGAAATCAAAGCGTGGTTCACGCGAACTATATTTCAATGAAGTTGGAATCATATACGATGACTGGTATGACAACTTCAAAGAATTAATCAAAACATCTGAGAAGGATGAGACTGGCACACTGAATAGATTTGGTGATAGTGTGTTAAAGGTAGCAATGCTGCTATCCCTCGCACGTAATCCAAAACTAGTGATAAGTCCTGAGGCTATGCATGAAGCCATAGTTCAATCAGAGAAACTACTAGGAAACGTCCGTAAGACTACCCTTGGCAAGCAGGGTATTAGTCAATCTGCAATGCTTAAGACTTTGATTATCATGGAACTCCTTAATAGAGACACACATTCAGTGACACGAACAGTGTTGATGAAGAAGATGTGGCAGCATTATGAAAATGCTACGGAATTCGATGATATGATGGCAGGTTTTGATGCATCAGGAATGATTAAAACTAATAGCGTAGGGAATCAGATTCTCTACACAATGCCGGAACAACAAGCCAACGAAATGAAGATATTCATGACAGGTAAAATGGGGAAAATTGTAAAGGAGTGAGAGATGCACAATTACGAAATCGAAACCAAGATGGGAAGACAGATTGAAAACAACTTTCAATATCACGCTCCCAAGAATGACCAACAGGAAAGATATGTTTTCCTGCGCGATGAGGCTAGGGTATTAGCCTACAACATCGTGAAGAATACCCCACCTTCAAGAGAGCAATCTCTTGCTATTACCAAACTGGAAGAAGCTATCTTCTGGGCAAATGCAGCGATTGCGAGGAACGAATAATGAAGGGACAACTCAAGAACATAATTCCACAGAAGAACTTCGGTTTTATTAAAGCCGATGGTTCTGAAATATTCTTCCATCGCTCAGATTTCAATGGGCATTGGGAAGACTTGGAATCCGATTTCGAGAAAGTGCGTGGAAAGAAGGGAGAATTCATCGAACTTGAATTCGACATTGTTAAGTCTCCTAAGGGTCCACGCGCTGCCAATGTCAAAAGAACGGATTTCCCGAATCAAGCCGTTTGACCCTTATGACTATTGGACAATAGGGGATATAGAACATTGCCCCTATCCAATGTGGAATGCTGAATATAAAGACCGTTGGGTGGAGTGGAACAAACAAGATAAACAGAGGATGATGCTAATCGCATTGGAGCGTTATGCCAATTATCTTACCACCGGACGACATGACTATAGACCCCCAAGAGGAATCGAAGAATCCTGAAAAAATTCACACTTGGGAAGAATATCGTCGAAGTCAAATATATGGTAATGTTCCTCCGTGGAAATGTAAATGTGGGATAGTCAATTTTGGTCGTCAGAAGTTATGTGTAGGAAGGATATGCAAAAGTCCTCCCTGTGATGGTATACGACCTGCTGACTATAAGATGGGCGACCCCACAAAACCGGGTAATGATTTCAATCCTTGGAAGGTAGACTAATGGACATTAGCAAATTTCAGGAGATTAACGCTATACGTGCTATTCGTTGGCACAATAATGGTCAAACTAATTGGACACTACTTGAATGGGCGGGTGCAATGTGTGGTGAATCTGGCGAAGCTGCTAATGTAGCTAAAAAGATTCGCAGACTTAATCAAGGCTTACCTAATAAAGAAGCCGGATTATCTAAGAACAATCTTTCTGAATTGAAACAGAAGTTAGCTATAGAGATAGCTGATTCTATTATCTATGGACTAATCATACTAGCTGAAATAGATGTTGATGCCTCGCGAATACTCGCTGAGGTATTTGACCAAAAATCTATTGAATATGGATTTCCTGAAAGAGCGCCATTCAATGAGTAGATACTTACTCAAGAATGCTCGGCTATTACAAGCGAATGAAATAGAAAACGAAACACCAGAAGTATTAGAGGTAGAAGCTGATTCTGTATCAGACGGTCATCACACAATGGATGAACTGTATGAACATCGCATCAGACTCTACCTCGCACTCGTTAAGATTTACGATAACTACATAACACCCATGCGGTGTCAGGTAGTGTGTTGGAAATCAAGATTACATGATGATGGGTCAGATTATCCTGGTTGGTTTTTACTGGGAATGACCTATACTAAACCCTCTTTCGTGGAAGGTGAGCCACCTGAAAGATGGGATATTAGTTACCATATTCCTAACAAATACTGGCAACTTGCCAATGTCATCGCCTTACCTAAGGCACCTAAATATACGGGGTATACACCCAATGATGTTCTCGAAAGATTACTTAGACTCTGACGATGTAGAGAGATACTACATCGGGACTGCATGGATTCTAACTTCTATGGTAGGTGCTGTAGAAGGTGACGCTGGATTATCGCGTCACGTATTTAGAATCAAAACTACTAGCCCTGAAATGTTCAAGGCTGAAGTAAGAGATATGCATCTACATGATGTAGATTGCGAAATTTACTTTGGTCCGATTGGAATCTCAAAGAATCAGAGAACTCCTGATTTCTTTAGGAAAAGAAGATGACACACTCTTACAAGTGTATCAAGTGTGGTGGAGACGGATATAAGCAGTTATCCGTCTTTCATCCAAAAATAACCTGCGATAGATGCGAGGGTATAGGATGGATATTCCTGAACGAAAATCTCGCCACGGTTCCCCCACCTTCTATTCCTTACTGGAAGAAATGGCTGACACGCATGATGCTAAGTCTCACGATTATGCGTCCGATAAGAATCCGAGTGGTAATTATCACTTTGCAGGTCAGATGGCTACAATGTTTAGTCACTCTCCAGAAGATGCTGGTTTCGTGGGCAGACTCGCTGAGAAAATATACAGACTCGCGAATCTGGAAAGTGGACAAAAGACTCCGAGAAATGAATCAATTGCTGATACAGAAAAAGACATTGCTGTAATAACAGCTTTGTGGATGGCAGATAGGCGGGATAGAAGGAGTAAATCTGACGCCATAAAAGAAAAATTACAGCGTCAGATGAGAGAGGGAACTTGGGAAGGTTTCCCTAACTACGAAGTGGGGGGAATGCCACAGGACCACCCCAAATAATGTAAAATACTGCGATTAATGCAAGACAAATCTTGATGATTTGATATGCATTACCCGCAAGAGTAATTCCCAATAGTCCCAATATTGGTGGAACTAGTAGGGTGAGAAACACAGCGACGATTACGACGATGATGATTCTCCAAGCAATTTGCGGCATTATTGTCTACCCCCATAAGTTTGTGAACCCATACCAAAGGTGGAGAGGAACGTAGCTAGAGCTTTTGCTTGTGGTGGTGTAACTTCATCATTCACAAGTTCATACACATCTTGAATTAGCATGGGTATGAATCTCTGAGCAATAGCATTCTCCATTGGATTTGGATTTGTTACATCCATTTTCTGCCCTGATATTTCCTTCTGAGCAGACATCATTCCCCACGCGAAATTGATTATGGGATTAGTCTTGGAACGGATAAATCTGTTCAAAACATCAGCTTTATCCGATTGTCCAAATTGAGGATTAGCAAGGTCATATTCACGACCTGTAGTGGTAGATTTCATCTTCCCACCAATCTCACCTAATCCCATAGAACTTAAATCTAATTGAGGCATCAGCCTCTGCATTAATACAACATATTGTTGGAAACCACCATAGGGGTCAATTCTGGTGTTCCCAATCTTAGGTTTACCAAAGTCGCTAGATGCTAGGTCTGTTTCTACAGTAGCTCCACCCAGTCTCATTAACTGTGTAAAGGTTCCTGCTGTGCCAGCAATAGCAGCTAGAGATTTCAGATATTCTCTACGCACTGATGGTTGGGATATTGTGTAGACTTCGGGACTAAATAGTGCTTGTGTTCCCTTAGCCATCATACCTAAGCGCGAAGCTATAAGTCTGGGTGAAAACAATACAGTAGATAGAGCCTTAGCAGATGGTTCTAACTTACCTAAATCACCCCGACCTGTAGCGTTATTTACAAACTCAGCAATCTCTTTACCAAGCTTGACATTATTACGCATATTGGTGCCAGATACGACACCATAGTCCTGCGTCATCTGTCGGAACGTATCTGCTCTCAACTTATTCAGGAAAGCTGTATACGCTCTATTAGACCTACGCACACCAGGAATCTTCTCCGCTATAGTTGATAGCATAGTTTCTTCCCTGTTAGTAAAATTATTAAGGTCAGTAAGTTTTAGACCCACATCCTCTGCAAATGATGGTTTTACCTGACCATCAGCAGTTACCCTTTTCTTGAAAATTGGGTCATCGGTAATACCCTTCTGAATAGATTTATAAGCATCCTCAGAACCCCATGCTCTAAACATATCAGGGAGGGCATTCCAGAATTCTTTACGATGGACAAGTCCAATCCCCTGTCTAAGTGGAGCGGACATATCCATTGACGCCATAATGGTGCGTGGTATATTAGCAGCATCCAATAGTGCGTTAGTTTCCACTTCCGGTGGTTCTGGCATTTTAGGTTGGGGTGATTCCCTAACCTTTTTCATTATTATCTTGCTTCCATCACCTGCCAGTTCTTGATAATCAAATCCTAGTTTAATAGCATCAGTCAACTGCCTACGCGTCATACTTGAGGCACTGACTGTATAGTTAGTTCCTACTGGAACTGCTCTCAATTTGGCATATTTATCGATAATATCACCTTCTACTTTAGGTGCAGGAGTTTCAACCTTTTTAGTTACACCCTTAGCTATTTCGGCTGCTTTCTCAGGACCACCACCTTTGAAGAATCCCGGTCCAAATGATTCAGCAGTAATAGGCGGAGTCTTACCAGTTTTAACAGAATCACCAATGGCTGATATTTTTGGAGTATGAGTCATACCCCCTACACCACCCGCCATTTCTGCTAATCCAAATCCTCTTTCTGCAAGTGTAGATTCTGGAGAGAATACATTACCCGCACCATGCGCAGCAACTAATCCACCAGCACCTTTACCAGCTATAGATAGACCTTTAGCTATAGCTGGTAGACCAGCTTTCATAGCCATACTACTTCCACCTGTTAAAGCAGTAATAGCTAGGTCTATAGGAGATGTTAATCCTGAAATTACATCCCCTAATCCTTCAACAGCACCAGCGCCAAAACCTTCAATTTGAGCACGTAGCGGACTACGTTCTAATGAAGGTCTATCGATGTAATTCGCAATGGTATCAGCGAATTCAGATGGCAACGTAGTTAGGGGTTGAGATATAGCATCCCATATTCCCCCTAACATAGAAGGCTGTTGTGTAGGTGCAGGTGTCTGAGAAGGAACAGTTAGTGTAGGACGTGTATCGTCTTCCCAATCACTAACATCTTCCCAATCGTCAGGTTCGGTTAGTTGACGATTTGCCATGTTTTACCACCATCGTAAGACTCACGAATCTTACCAGTGCTAGGACTTCTCTGACGCTTGTGGTTAGGATTATTAGGATTAAATTTAGTGGTAAGTGTTGGTGTCCCAGTTCCTGTATCACCAGTCCTAGTAGCTGAGATAGGAAGGTCATCTCCATATATTGCTTTCACTATTTTGTTATAATCATCCTGACTTGGCCCAGTAGAAAATCTACCAGTAGCAGGAGGCGTAATTGAGAATTCATTACCAGGGGTAAATTGAACATATTTAGAAAGAGCAGGATTTTTGGCTACAAATTCCCTCGCAGCCGTAGCCTGTCTAACTTTAGTCTGTGTGGGTAATTCACCCGACCTTCCACCAGTTTGTGTGCCGGGCTTATTCATACCAGTAACAGACTTACCACCAAATTGAAGCGGTTTGGATTCGCCTGTTATTTGATTATACAGAATAGCTATCTGTCTACCGGGATTATCAGGGTCAGGAACTATTGCTTCTTTCCAACCCCTAGTTTCAGCTAAGGATTCCCTACCACCCTGTCTAATACCTTCGAGACTTTCACGACCTTCTTGTCTAACGCCCTCTAATTCAAGAGCATTATCCTGAGATAGTGCCATCTTATCAGCATCAGACAATGAACCTGTATCAATGTCTGTCTGTTCAACTTTACCAGTAGCAGGGTCCGTAATGATAACTTTAGGACCGCTGAAATTAAACTTAAAGTTTCCTCTCAGAGACTTGAGTCTATATACCTCAGCACGGTCCTGCATTATCTTAGTTCTAGCAGCATCCTTTTCTGCACGCGCTTGGTCTGCTGCTGATAGTCTTTCTTGTGTTGCAATAGTTCCTGCTAGTTGACGTTCATTAACATTAGTCTGTCGCTCTAAACTTGCCGCATCCTGAGCAGCACCAATCTTATTCTTCCAATCTGCAACTTTCCTTGTTCTACCACCTTCGACAACTTGCATACCAGTTCCGGGTCTTGCTAAATCAGCAAGTGTGGCTCCAATTACTTTAAGCCATCCGGGTTTAGTAGCTTCGGGATATTCACCGAGCATAGTATTAAATCTATCTTGAGCCATAGTTTCTGGCTGATAGAGTTCTCGCATTCTGGCACCTACATCAAACCCACCTGTAGGCTGAGCTTGTGTAGGTAACATAGGAGTTTGCGCGGGCATAGCCTGTTGTGTAGCTGGCCCAAATGATATATTTCCATATGGGTCAGGCTGTGGTGAAAATGCCTGCGAAAAGTCTTGTGGTGGCATAAAATCACCACCAGCTATACCCGGTGCTGTAATTTGCGGAGCACCGAATAAATTCTGCAATCTCAGAAACTGCATTAAATCAGGCATTCTTCACCTGTTCTTTCTGAGACGCAAGAACCACTCCCATAACGTCGGCAAGGTGTAAAGTCTTACCATCACCTATGCCAAACTTCTTTTTGAAATCCTGCGCCATTGGTCCGAAATGCTTGGTATCGTCACCCTTATATTTCCAAGTATATAACTGAAGTTCATTCAGTTTCTTAGTGAAGGGGCTACCTTTAATAGTAGAACCTCTACCAACTGGTTTGATGTTATCTTTCATCAACCTGCTGGAATAAGTGAAAAGATTATCCGTGCTAGGTTGATTTAAGTTAACCTGACCAAACTGATAGTTTGGATTTACAGGTTCAATATTCTGTTTCATATTTCTATCAGACATAGCCATAGCAACATATGGGGCTGCTGTTCCTGCAACACTTAATGCAGTCTGCCACCACGGTGTGCCCTTATTCTGTTCTTGGCTACCATAACCGCGAAGTTGTGCGTCAAGTAATCCCATACCAAATTGATTTCTTGCTTGTTCCATTCCTGCGCGCTGTTGCCACGCATTTAATGCTTGATTACCAAACATTGAAGACATTCCAGGAGTAGTCCCATACAGTGATGCTTGTCCACCCAGACCAGCTAATTGCATCTGTCTGAGATTCTGTAGGGATTGTTCTCCCATTTGTTGAGTTTGCAAATCTGCACCCTGATTAGCTAGTGCAGCTTGTAACATACGACCTGCTTCGTTACTCGCAAGTCCACCCATTGTAGAACCAGTATTACTGATTCCTGATAGGCCAAATTGTTTACCCTGTCGAATAGAATCTGCTAGACCGGCGTTAACCGTAGTCATAGCATCAGCCATTTGACCGGGTAAATCTCTCTGTGCGCGACTTGCAGCAGCAATATAATTAGGTGCGCCACCCCCACCACCTAATGACCTTGCTCTGTCAAGTTCCATCATGGTGTTTCCATACGCAGCACGTATTGGAGCTACACCACGCGCACGTAGTTCTTGAATATCTGTGGGAGAATATCCACCTGTAGCAGCAAAATCACGATATCCCGGCATTGCTTCATCGAGATATCCATATGCTTTGCCTAATTCCTTGGGACGTTCAGCGGAAACCTTATTGTATGAAAATTTAGAAGGTCCACCAAGTCCCTCGCGGAACTGTTGGTAAGCGCCCATGATATTACCATAATCTGCTGTATTCTGACCTACAGCAGTATTATAGTTATTCATGAACTGGTCACTAATAGGCCCAAATGCAGCCTCATTAGCGGTAGGCTGTTGCGTATTCTGATACGCAGTTTGAGCCTGTTGTATTACCTGTGATGCAGGATTTTCTTCTTGCTTTTTCTTTCCCATTATGGCACCTTCATGCTTAATGTAGTTAAGCCATGCTCTCGGAACCCATGTTTTATAAGATGTTTCGCATATTCATCATTATTGACGAATGCATAAAGGTCATGTATGCGAAACGACTTACAAGTGAACAACGAGATTGACTGGGCCTCTACAAGTGCGCGGCCAATAGTAACCCTACTGCGGTCCTTATTTGTGACTAATACAGCCTCAGCCACATTTTCTATTGCACCTGCCATTATAATGCCTTCTTCATCTTCAATAACATAGGCATTAAGCATTTCATCGAATCGAGGAAACTCAAATTCGGGATAATGCTTATTATGTAGTTCTTTTACTTTCCAATAATCAAGAGTAGTAAAGGGACGAGACTTCATTTTACTCCACCATGACCTATGGAATAATGATTACCATCTCCCCAATGTCCACCCCAATGAGTAGTAAAATCTTTACCTGCACTCAAACTTTCCCAATAAGTTCCTAATGCTCTATGAGCCTCGGAACTAGTTTGGTAGACACCATCTCTAAAAAGATTTAGGTCTACAGCAAGTTTGAGCCTATGGACAGAATTTTTACTCCCTACACCAAGTTTAGCTAATCTATTAGCTTCTTCTTGTGAGCGTAAAATTTCACCCATAGTATATTGATACCCCAACTCTGTTGCTTTCGCCAAGAGTAGAGGTAACAATAAACCAAATTCAAACTGCTTTTGAAGTAGTTTCATTACGCAAGCACTTCCTCATCACCATCGATAGTGAGGGTAAGAATGTTATTAGTTCCTGCTAATGCTTGGATGATTTCAGCAGCAGCAAGAATATAATAACAATAGTGGTCTAGAACTTGTCCTGCACCAATGCTAAAGGCATCGAATATACGAGTGCCAGCAGCATCAGCACCAATAGACATAGTGAATGTTACAGCAGCACCAGAGGGATTCTGCACATGCACATGTCTTACAATTCCTCTCCTATTAGCAGGAACTGTATATTTGGTCGCAGCAGCGTTAGAAACTTGTGCGGGACCAGCCATTCTAACTTGAACTTTTGCCATGTTATCCTCTTAAGATGCTGCCATATATACAATTTCGAATCTAAAGGTTACAGAACCACCCGATGGTAAATCTCCTGCTTGAATAGCACCGAGTGAAACTCCAGTTCCTACAGCTCGAAATTCTATATATGCCACATTCGACGTAATTTCGGGATAAAATGCCATAAAACCGGCTTTAGTAATTCCTTCATAAAGAAATGTTCCAGTATGAACAAGATTTGCTACGTTAGCTGAAGTAAATGGTAATCCAGTGATACGTGCATCACCACTTGCAGTAGTATGAGTAAATGCAGAAGTTGAAATTTGTCCAGTTAGAATTACTAACTTTCCTATTTTTATGAACCTACCTAATTGAACAGTGTAAGTTACACTTAAATCACCCGGAGTCTCAAATGTTAGAACGGGTGTCCAGTTACCATATAAGGGAGTAATTAATGGTCCCATTATGGATACAACACTGTTCCTACGAATGGCATAGACTCACATTCACAATCTTCGCCATCCATTCCCGGTGGTCCTTGTAATCCTTGCGCGCCTGTATCACCTTTTAATCCAGGTGGACCCCAATTCCAGTCACTATCCTCATTTCCATCACTAATATCACCCATAGGCATTGAACTAGTGATAATAGTTCCACCACCCCCACCACCACTAGGCGCAGGAGTAATAGCAATTACTTGAGCTTCTACTTCATTTATTCCCTGTCTTAATGCTTTGATTAATTGGTCAATGACCTGATATAAAGCACTATTTTTCTGGCTTAAACCAGATGTAAGTAGCTGAGCCTGTAGACGGTCTAACTGTGGAATAATAGCCATTATGTTGGATATTCAACAGCCACAGCCTTCGCGTAAACGATGATACGACGAATCAGGAATGTTTCATCTAATTCAGTCGTATACAATTCGTATCGAATTCTCTGTCCCTGTATATTAGACAGACGCATAGGTTCAATACGAGCAGTAGCTGTCATAGGCATAGGAACCAAATCTTGCTGTATAATGTCATCAAGTCCAGATAACCTATGCTGTAAATTTCCAGCACCAGTTACTCTCAATCTGACACCTACAACATGATGTTCTGATTCAACTCCACCTGATTTAGCCACCTATATACCCCGTTTTCGCTATAGGTAAAATAGGCACATCTACACTAGGTTGCCCTGTTTGAGTATCCTGTAGCGTATCATTCAGCTTGCCAGGAACTAATGTGTAGATACCCCCTACATCTTGTAACATCAATAATGGAGTAGTTCCATTAAAGATTAATCCACCCTCAGTTACAAGAATAATATCACCCTCTGGTGGACTTGGTGGAGTTCCACCCGGAGGAACGCAGTATGTTGGAAAATATGTGCCATTAGTCATTCCACCAACAGCACCGCAAATAGCCCAAACAGTATATGTTTGACCATTTACATTAACATCAGAACTAACAGTAATTTGGTCTACTGCAACCGCTGTAATTCCTGTAGCAGTATTACCAAAATTAGATGAAGTAGAACTATTAGCTCCAGCATGGGAGGGGTCACGGAATACACCATTTCCACCATTACGCTGAACCCATACAAATAGTGGCATCCTACCAGATGTAGGTGTAAGTGGAATATTACGAGGATTTACACCATTACCTACATAAGTAGTAGCTTGAATCATTACATTAGCACATCCACCAGAACCACTATCAGCAGTTCTCCAAAGTGAATATACCCAATTATTTCGATTGCCCATATTATGAACATCAGAAAATGTATTCAGTATTCCTGATGCAAAATTCATTACGTTGTTATTATTTCCATCAGCGGCAAGTCTGATGGCAGCATTAGCAGTAATACCCGGTCCCTTAAACCAAATACCATTACCAGTTCCACCACCTGATTGGATTAAATTATCCTGAATAAATCCAAAATCAGGTAGGAATCCGGTTTGTGGTATAACATTGGCTTTTGGCGTTACTGAACCATTTGCGTGTGCGTATACACCACAAATGTTGAAACGCGCACCGGGGTCACAAAATACAATATATTGGTAAGTAACCGCATTTAGATTTATATCGGCACTGTTACTGTTTACTTGAAAGAAATATTGTCCAGTAGCAGCATCAAAACCTGCTCGTAGGAATGAAAGCACATCATTACTACCAATAAATGAAGCTCCTAAACTGGTTCCAAACCAGATGCAACCATTTGAGCTATTAGTTCTACGAATATAAATGAAATGAGCCGGACCAGGTGTAATTATGTTTTGTGTAGTGCCATTTCCTACATAAGTTCCACCTGCTGCAAATACAGGTTCAGCCGGAAGTGATGCTCTAAATCCAAATTCACTATTTGGATAATTACAATTATGTAAAAGATTTCTATTCATTGGAAGTGTTATAACAGGGTCATCTTCTAGCCCAAACACTCCTAAATATTCAACACAAGCTGCTAAACAAAAAGTAGTATCAGTATTTGCATCAGCAGATTTAGTATGAACTACTGAAAATGGAGATGCCTCAGCAGGTAAAATCATACCTGATGGAAGATAACCAACAAAATTTCCATTATTAGACGGAAATTGATTGATTACAGATTGAACAACTGCACCACCAGCTAATCTATAACCAAGTTGACCATCACTGCCACCAGAATTTCTACTATATATGGTTAGAACACCTGAAGCAACACCTAAACAGAGTCCAATTCTATCTTGAACACTCTGTAATGGAGCATCAGTCAAACCCTGTATTTGTGCACCAGATGTAGAACTAGCTAATCCTACAGGAATTCCTAAGGCATCAAAACGTGTAGGATTAATATCTCCATTCAGCGACCCAAATGAATTAGGTGTCCAATTTACTAATGAAGCAGATTCAGAAGTAAGTCTACGAACATGAGAACCAAGTAACCAATCAATTGGAAAGTTAGAGTCAACAAAATTTAATGTATTAGCGTCAACATTAGTTGGTAAATCAGCACCAATCCAATCATCAAGGTCAATTTCACCAAGATTTGTATTGGTAGCATTTTGACCAAGTATTATTGAAACTAAATCTCCACCAGTTCCTATACCTTCATTTGTGCTATCAGTAAATCCTAGTGCAAATACTCCATTAATATAAACTTGAACTACACCATTACCCGGATTACCTGACCGAGTAAGAACGTCAAATCTATACCATTGATTTACAACAGGAGTAAAAACAGTTCCTTTATTGAAAAAAGCTCCACCATTATTGATGTTATATAAAACAATATTACCAGAAGATTCATAATTTAATTGTGCTCCCATAGTAGAACCAAGGCTACAGGTAGCACGCCACATTCCAATATTACTAGATGCAGCAGGGGGAGTAAATCTTGCTCTAAAGTAAAATCTATCCCAATGTGTTTTGGGGTTAGCTCCACCCCTCAACATAATCATCGTATTAGTTAGAAATCTATTATTGGGACCACCCGCGCGCAAACCACATCCTTCTAATGTGCGCGATGCATCTCTACTAAAGTCACCAACAGCATTACTCGACGAACCATCTAAGTCTGATGCATGTTCAAATCCGCATACCCAACGCCGTTGTGAAATAGCGTTAACAGGTGGACTTATACCTGCACCAGCAGCCCTAGTTCTAATAATGGTTGCTGACCATACGTGTAATCCATCAGGTCCGGCAGGAAATATAGATGCAGGACTACCTGCTTGACCCGGAACTAATACAGAATTAACCGAAGCATCAGCAAATATTCCAGAAGGATTAGGAAACTTTATCTCAGTGAATGGAGCTTCAAGATTCCATCCACCTTGATACATTCCTTTTGGAATTGCATCTAAATCACCAGAAGGAAGTGGACCGTAAGGTATTCCAAAAAGTGCCGCTGCGTCAGCAGGACACATTTCTAGAATGGGACTGCCAGCAATAGCTACAGCACTATTATAATCAGATTCACTCTGAAAAAATATCGTGTAGTTCATGTAGACAGTAATTTGGGCCATTAGAATTGACTCTGCGCTGTGAATTTCGGAAGCACTCTAATTAAACTTCCTGCAATTGGTGCAAATGGAACATTAGCTGCTGGAAAACGCTCAGCCCACATTAACTTTCCATCACTATTTCTAGTTACAAAATAGCCATAGATAGTTCCTGGAGCATTAATGACACCAGTAAAAGTCCATTCTTGCATGGCATTGTAAGTTGCTATTGAAGGGTCACCAGCTACAATACCCCAATTAGCAAATGTGAGTGGTTTACTTGCGTATCCACCACCTGCTATTTCAGTAAAAGATGCAGCGGTGCTGGCACCAGTAGGAGTGACATTATTTCCATATAGCTTTAAGGTTAACGCTGGAGTGAGTTTCTCAGTGAGAATCTCAACTTCCAACGCATTTGGAACTATTAGGCTCATGTCTGGTCCGCACCAATTAAAAGCTCGTTAATCTTCCACAATGCAATTGTGTTTACAAATGCATCAAATGTATAAGGCGACCAACGAATTTTCTTAGGGTCTAATCCATTTGCATAGTCAGCATACAATAGTTGTCTATCAGTCATTACACAGTAAATCAATTGTTGAGTAGAATCGTTGACAATTTGAATCCTTCTGTTATCTGTTTTGAAGGTTTGATTCTGCCAAAGATTCCAAATTTTCCAACTTAGTTCTGGTAGAATATATCTACCATTAAATAGTGTAATACCTGTATATGTGCAAACCATCAGGAAATCTACGTTAGATGAACCTGAATCGATAACGGATGCAATTCCATGAACACCACAGCCCATAGCGTTATCAACTGCTGTAAGAGGCCATGATGAAGGAGCACCACCATTATCTGTAAATGCTACGGTTTTGGCTCGTTTCATTGAGTAGAGAACATCTCTCAACTCAGCGCAATTAGTAATAGGATTACCATCTGGTGGGAACAAACAGAAGCCATCAATTTGATTAAAAGCTTCTGGTTCACCTACAGCAGATACGCGAATCAATGAGATATTGTCATACTCAGTCCACAAACACATACGATTGTGGTAAATACAGAGTCCTACTCCTGCTTTGATTTCTGCAAAATTATCAGCAAGATGACTCGCGTCCAAAAGTAAATCAGCATCAAAAAAGCTGATATTGTCAAGATTAGTAGTAACGTTATTAGGTATAGTTGCACCGGGAATGAAATAGAGAGTATATCCATTCACGTCTCCATTATAGTTCTGGATTACTTTAGAAGCAACAATATGCTTCTTAACTACGAATGCTTGTGCGCTATTAGCTACGTTAGTAAAATCTACTTCTTGTAATGCAGCAGTAGTATGTGCTACCAAACCACCGGGCGCAGTAAGGTAGCCGGTATCAGTTTCATATACATAACCAAATATATGCACGCCAGCATCAGTATGACCAGCAGCACCATTAGTAACAGTAATATTTGAAGAGGGTGGATTTCCCCCTGCTTTCCTAGCAGCAGTTCCGTCACCTTTGTAAACATAGAGGAATTCATTCTGAAGTCCTCTTTCACGATTTAGTCCCCCAATTAATTCCGTGAAGAAAGGGGTAATGTATGCACGACCGTTATATGGAGCAAATCCAAAATCGGTCATTCCTGCAATAGTGAGAATAGGACCAAACATTGTGGTTTCATCCACAACATGATATATCTCACCATTAGCACCATTAGCTACTAGAACGAGTAATGTATTTTTATCCGTTGTCGGATAGTTATACATTCGTAGTATGTTGGACAAGGGGGAACCGATATTCTGATGTCTAGCGATTCCATCCCTTGTCCCAAATGCGCGAGGACCAATATACTTAATGTTCTGGCATTCAGAAAAATGGTCTAGTGGGGTAGACTCTATGTCATTTTGGTCCCACAGACCATTAAATTCTTCCAGAGCAATAGGATTATGGTCCCTGAACGACATTACTATTCACCGCCCATCACATAAACAATGTGAATATCAAATTTGCCTGCGGTTAAGGCAGCAGTAGCAACAGTAATAGTTATTTTACCTTCAGTAGTGACTTTGAAGATGGTAGCCGAAGTCCACTTTGGAATTAATTCTCTGGGCACTCCTGCTACATACGATGCGATTGCAGTAGCAGCTTTCAATAGTGCAGACTGAGCACCAGAACCAAATCCAATGGCAATAGTAGCAGCACCACCTGAAGTGGGAAGTGTAATACCATGTTCGATGCCACCTAAAATGATAGCACCGGCAGGAATTACTGGAGAATTTTTCAGTGTAATGGTGCCAACTGCACCACCATCAACTGCGAAATCATAGGTAGCTTTTGCAGTTTGTAATCCGCCAGCACCTGATTGCATTGAAGGGTTAATAGAACCCTGTGCATCAGTTAACTGACGAATCATAGTCCAAATATTACCACGCCCGAACTGTCCCTGTCCTCTGTTGTAGCTCATGTTTCCATCCTTTTGGACATTCCTATCTTTATGATAGGAACAGAAACTAAGTTACCCAACCACGACGTTTGTAGCTAGAACGAAATGGTTTTCTCCTTGTGAAGATATTCTGTTTACCCTTTACGCCGATACTGGTAACTCTGTCAGAACCAAATACGGCGTATACATTCAATCCATCAGAAGCTGTTTTATTCCTTTCTATAAACTCAGCAACTAATGCAGCAGTTCTGTATTCCAAGAAAGTTGCTGCATTAATGATGTTGATTTGTGTATTCTCATCAATCGAATTGATGTTTGAAAACAATTCCTTGATGTAATCAATTTTGATGTCATTATTGGCATTGGCCGGAAGAAACTCAATCTTCTGGTCATTCCATGTATAGTATAGAAATTGTGAGATTTGAACACCTTCCAAATCGTGTGGAAGATAATCTCTTTTAGTCATTGGAACGTATGGGTCAATTCCTCGCGCACGCTCCCACAATTGAGCAGGTTCCACCATATCATCCGGTAATCTAGGATTAGTGGGGGTTCCTGCTGCATTGTAGGTTATAGCAGTAACGTTGGCATTCACCTGAATAACAGCGGAGACTTTCTTAGTTGAAGGTATACCATTCTGTTCAAAATGTTCCTGCAACTCTTGCATAGCCATACGCAAGTAAGGAATTTGAACCGTATAGGTATACTTAGTCCTATTAGGGTCATTCAGCAATGCTGCTGAAAGATTCATTACTTGCGCCGCTGTTAAATCAGGTGCTGACATTGTTACGCCTTTGGCATGTTATTACGAGCAGCCATAATTTCTTTTGTCAATGGATGCTCAGGGTCAGGGAAATGACATGATGCACAAACAGGGAATTGTGGATTCTTGAGACTTCCACAAGCCTTGCAACGCACCATATCAACCATCTGGAAATCTTTCATCCAGTCTTTCTTACCTTCCTGTTGCAGTTCTTTAGCAGCCAATCGCATATCATCAGCGATAGCGAGAGGATTGCCATTAGAACGTGCCCACAGTGAATCAGCAAGTCTAAGCAATAGTGAATACCAATTATTCTGTCTAACTTTAGCGGCATCAAGTTCAGCCTTAAAGTTTTTCTTAATCCATTCCAGTGTAGCTTTATGGTCAACTACACCTTTAGAATCCTGCTGAGAACCTGGAACATAAAACATACCGGGCATGTGAGTATCCATATTACATGCAAGAATTCCGTTGCAATAATCCTTCACAACAGAATCTGCAATCTGAATACTCGAAACTGGAATTTCAAGTAGCGGTTGTTCCTCGTCAATATCTCTCCACCATGACGACGGACCCACTACAAGAATAGCAGGATTCTCGTATGAACCCGCAGGAATCTTAAAGACTCCTGGTTGAATGGTCGGTTTTCTTTCTTCAATTTCCTTTGGAAAGATTGAAACAATAGTTGACTTATCCAATGGATTGACAGGTCCACGAATAGTCCTACGATGTGTTGGGAATTGTCCTACGACTGTAGCTTGCGGCATTAATTAGGCTCCTTTGATTCATTGGGACCAAATGGTGTGGGGCCAGTATAAGCTACTGCTTCACCTGTCTTGGTCCGTAACAGAAGTGAAGATTCTTCCCCATATAGTTCATCTACTAGCTGATTAATCCTTTTCTCTTTTGCCTCGATAGGATTAGCAGCTTCTTCATCGACGTATTTCGCCATACTCGACTTACCTATTGCAGCGTAAACAGTATCCACAACAAACTTACATGCTGTGAATATAGGAGGAATTGCTTCGTTGGTGATTGGACTCTCGAAAATCCACATACACTCGTATGATTGTGGGTCCGCAGGAATTTCATCCTGATTGATAATCGGAACCAATACTAGCCTTTCGAGAATCCATCGACCCTTAATCCAAGGATATTTTACTTTCTCCAATACTTCAGGAAAAAGTAACTCTACACCTTGGTCAGTATATTTGGTTAGTCTTTTCTCAGTTTGGTCGCCAGCCCAAGATACACGCCACATAGCTTTACCAGTAATTGTATCCACACCAAAGTGGTCTATCAATTGCTGGTTAATCGTTTGTATATCTTGAGGTAAAGTCGGATATTCCATTAGATTTTGCTCAGAATGTTTAACTTTGACTGAATCTGATAGTATTCATTTGAAGGGTCAATTGGTAGGTCACTAATGTTACCACCATATGACTTCAAAACTTCAGCCATTCTATTGGAATATTGCTGTGACAATTTAGCTTTGTCACCTTTTAATGCTGCTAATTCTGCACGAACTTGAGTTTCCATGATTACTCCTTAAAAACCTCTGAAGCGAGCCAAGTTAATTCCCCCATAAATATAACCTGGCTCGCAACAGTAGGCGCAGACACTGCTAGGCTTTCGCCATAATGTGATACTTCTTAGTTACTGGATTGTATACTGCTGCAAATGGAACGTTCGCAGTAGATACTGCTCCAGCATTGACGACGTTTCCTGTCAAAAGAAATGCAGGAAGCGCACCAGTTGGAATAAACCACAACACATGGAAACCATCCAGAGGTGGAGTGATATTAGCAATAGCAACAACTCCTGATACAACGGTTAGACCATGCACAGGAACAATAGTTGCTGCTGATGCAATAGTAGGTGGTTTTGGCTGATTTTCAACCTGGAAGGTGCAAAAATCTTGTGCCAAAAGGTCTTTTGATGGCATGATTTTTCCCCCTAATATCCAGTTGGAACTGCCAAGTTATCAATATATGCTGTGCCAGCAGGGTTCGAGACGAACGTCTGCATACCACACACCATATAAAAGATGTCAGCAGTAACAACACCACCCGAAGGACCACGGATTTCAAAAATTCTACGACCATCAGTTGTATAGAAACCAATGGGAAGAATTTCACCGCGACCCCACAATTGGTCAACGACCAAGTCAATTCTAGTTCTATCCCAGTTAAAGGAAGCAGTAACGTTCATGCCAGCCATCGACATGCCATTACCCTTACCATTACCAAAATACATATTCAAGGATTCGTCCTTAGCTTGTTTCTGAATCATGATAACAAGCTGGCCGATTTCCTCATAAGCCTGAACCTGTGCAGGATGCATCCACGCGCGAGGATTGAAATCATTATCAATCCCAATCCTGTCACCGATTCTATTAACAGCAAGTCGTGGCAATGGAAGTGCTAATGCACCACCACCACCATTGACCCTGTTTGAACGAATTTCAGGAGTAGTGCTACGGCTAAATCCAAGCCATGTTCCTGCTGAAGCATTAGAGTGATGATATGGCACACCAAACAATGCAGGCAAGGAAGCAGGATTGGAAATACCGTTAACAACAAGTTTATCTGTTGCAACAGCACCCGCGATTGCAGGAGTTACATCGATAACCTTGTTTGCTACGTCCCACTTAGTGATAACTCCGCTACCACGAAGGGTAGCAAGAGTAGTATCGAATACTTGGATAGTCTGGCCGAAACGAACAAGTTTCGCACCAAAACCATCTGAACCAAGTGTATAAGTATCAACACCGCCAGCAGATGATACAGCAGAAATGGTGCCTACGACACCAGTTCCATCCTGCATCATCTGGGCATCAAGTTGACGGCGCATTTCATCTAATGCTGACGCAGTAAGTCTGCGAACACCATTAGTAATAGCCTTGCGCTCATCATCAGTTGACCACTGAGTAAGCTTTGTATACTCAATGTTCTCTGACATGAAGACAGCAGTAACTACTGCCTTGTCGAATGTAGGTCCACCACCTCGTCCCAAGTCTCCGCCATCAGGATTAAAATACTGAAAGCTTCCACCCGGTCGAAGTTCAAGCGGAATTCGCATTTGACGATTAGAAATCTTCTCAACATCACGTTTCTTAATGTTGGCGAAGAATTTATCGTCTCGCTCAAAAGCGACGCGAATCTTTGGAAGGACTTTCTCCAGTTCCAAAGCCGCTACTTGAGCTTCAACTACAGCCATGTTTTCTCCTACTTCTCGGCTAATCCGAGTTTAGAAATTCTAGTGTGGTCATTCCTTGTGGTATATCCTTGGCTTCCTTAATCTTGCCACTACTACGTGGTCTCTCACTTTGAGATTCCTGGGAACGTGGCCTTCCACCTTTAATTGGGCCTTTATTATCGGCCGTTTCTTCATCTTCCCTGACCCTTCTACCCATACCTCTCAACGCTTCATTACGGGCCGTTTTAATGACTGACGGCAACAGTGTTTTTGCTTTAGAGAGGTTAGCAGAGCGTATTCTATCGACAGATTCACGAGTGAATCCATCTTGGAATGCTTTTTCCCATAACTTGTCATTCAATGCTCGGAACCTAGCATCACGAGACATTAAACTTTCGAGTTTTTCTAGCGCGTCTCGCGTTGCAGTTCTACGAACATAGTCTGACATAGTTTTATTAGGGTCGATATTCGCATCAATAGTATTCTTGATTGCATTATTGACGCGAGTATTCAAATCGTTACGAGTAGTTTCAAACTGTCGCTGCGTAAATTCTTGTTCACGCCTCGCCAGTTCATTATCTTTCCTTTTATCTTCTGGTTTTTCTTCAGTAGACAACCTTTGTGGAGGCTGAAATTCTGAAGAACCAAAGATATACTGATTCAGAATATGTGCAGCATTTTGAAGGATAGCACCCGGACCTGGTGTTTCAGCAGTTCCAAGTCCCAACCTTCTAGCTTCCTGCACCATATTCATAATAGTATGCTTAGTTACATTCGACATGACATGATAAAATGCCTTGTCGTCAACCTTCTGTAACGTAGCAAGATAATTATCCACAATCTTATAGAAGCCTTGTGGATTTTCTTCTTTAACGGCCTTGAGTAGAAGTTCAGTATTACCCCTGAGAATATCACTTTCAAATCTCTCAAGAGTTTCCTTAGCTTCTACAGCCATTCTAGCATCTTCGATAGTAGGCAATAGTTCTGTGAATTGCTGTTCACGGAAGTATGCCTTTTCAAGATATGGAAAATCCTTGAAAAGATTTGGATACTTTTTAAGGATTTCTTTACGACGAACTGGAGTTACAAGTTCCAATTGTTCTTCTGTTGGACCCTGTAATTCTTCTTCTAATTCATCTAGTTCGTCAGTTTCTTCTTCCTCAGTTTCTTCCTCATCTACTTCTTCGTCAGTGTCTTTATCTTTATCCTTAGGAGGAGTCTTATCCTTCTCCTTATCTTTCTCTTTAGTCTTACCTTTTCCTTCTTCCAAATCAATGACTTCTGGTTCATCGTCATCTTTAAGAAGAAAGTCTGCCAAATCTTCCTTACTACTACCTTCAGGAAGTGTAACAGTTCCACTAGCAGCACCGCCACCAGTAGGAGCGTCAGGACTAAAGAATAGCTTGTGTCGATTACTGAATAGTTCCAACATTTTCTTCTCCAGTTATGGGTGCTTCTGGGTTTAATTCTGGTTCTGTGGGCTGTTCTGGATTAGCACCTTGTCCAGCCATAGCCTGTTGCATCATCATTTGTTGACCAATCATTTGATGCATTTTTCCATGCAACAATACATTACGGTAGCCAGGCTCATTATCTGTCTTAGCTTGTCTACCAGCTTCACTAATTACCCATTTACGAACTGTTTGAAATTCTATATCGTGATTATCGTAATCTGGGTCAACTTCTACCGATGGTAATTCTGGTGGACCTGACATTGGGTCCATAGGATTAAACATCGGATTAGGCATTGGTTCACTATTCAGTAATAGTTTAATTTCGTCTAGCTGTTTCTCTCTATCATCTTCACCCGGAACATAGAAGTCAGTTAATCCGATTGCTTCTCTAATTCTGGGTAGATTCTCAGGAGCACCAATGATTGCAAGAATTTCAGGATTAGCTGCCTGAAGTAATTGCATCACTATATCTTTCTGTTGGCTCCATGTTAATGGAAGATTTTCATTAGCTTCCAATTCAACACGGCCAATCTTACCTTCTAGTTCAGCCTTACGAATAAAGACATTGAAGAAACCCTTGTCTCTATCATATTGAACTTCACGTTCATCATCCTTAGTTTCTTGGATGAACATGGGAATAACTTTACCGAAGATTTGCTTCCACCATACGGTAAAGATTTTCCATGTATTCTGCTGTCTCTGTAATGCCTGCGCGCGAGACATTGAATATTCTGATGCTGTTTCTGAACCTTCAATCTGTCCACCAAACAATGAAGGTAATGCACCAGATACTAATTGTCCTAGTGATTGAATATTAGTAGCAAACGGCATAACTTCCGGAGAAAGTGTAGCCGTCTTTACTTCATGGAATGCGTCCCCAATAGATTTGCCACTTTTCGGCGTAGCTTCATATATACCGCCGGGAACCGATTCCATTTGACGGTAGCCATTGAAATTAAGAACAGCAGGGTCGGCAAATGTTTGTCCGATTCCATGCTCAATAGTTTGAAGTGTGAGACTAATGAGGTCATTAGTGATTTCTTGGATAGAAACAAGTAGAAGTCCCAGGGGGTCGTGATGGATATAATCGCTGAGAGGATTATAAGTAAGAGTCCAGCAGTCGTCCAAGGATTCATTACATGCCTCTCCAAAGCAATCGTTAACCAAAACAACTTTAGCACCGTTGGGATACTTCTTCTTTAACTTATCAACGTCATCCTTATTAGTGAGAACGTTGAATGCAGCAGGACGCAACCAGCAATTACGAATTGTCACCACATTAGTAGGATATTCTCCTTGATACTGTGGTGATAATCTTCCCCATTCCTCGTAAGGGTCGCGTGGTCCTGTTGAACTTCTAATCTTGTTGGCTGTTAAGCCTTTTTCGCCATGCAAATGTGCATATTGTTCGATTGCATTTGCATAGTGTGTTTCATATGCATAAATTAAGTATGGGGTGTCTGCTTGTTTCCTCGCGTAATTCGCGACTTTAACATATAACAGACCATACGCTTCTAGGCATATACGAGTCTTGGGTTCATTTGTGATACCAGTTATACGTGTAACAACAAGAGTTTCTTTCTGTAGTTGGGGAATAATTGTCTGCGCACATGCAGGACAGATTTCTTCAGTCCCATATTCACTGATATAATCCTGAATAGGAACATCAGAATCATCAGGTTGATATTTATCTTCATTCAATCCTAGTTGTGTCCGGACTGCATCTTGTTGCGCTTGCATTTCCGGAGTGACCAGTTCATCATCCATTTGATAACCACAGTTCGGGCATGTGGTATATTGATGTTCTTCATAGTCATCTGTAGTTTCTTTCTTCTCATATGTTCCATAACTCTCATCTGCTTTAGGATATGAATAACAAGCTGTCATACCCTCTGTCATGTAGATGAATAGTGCATGGAGCCACAAGAGAGGAACATCATTATGACGATAGACTAGAGATGCAATTTTATCCCCAGCACGAGCAGTAGCCAAATCAAGAGTAGAGTCAGCATCGTCTGGAAAACATTTGACGGGTGGAACAGTAACAGATAATGCTGCAATAATAGACTCAAGATAAGCCCTAAATACGTTAACAGGCTTATCATAGTAAGCTTGGTCGGTATCTCCACCTTCATCGACATCATCCCATATACGCCAATCATGTGCTACTTCAGAATACCATGCTTTCTGGAATCCTTCCCATAGCAACTTTAATCGACGACAAGTTCTTATTTGACGTTCACGGATAGCTACATCTTCCTTATCAAAGTGGTCTACCACTTCTTTAAGAAGTTTCTGTAAATCTTCCGGAACTTCTTTAGTCGAAGAATAAGCCATTAGTAACCCATTCTACCGAACATTCCACCGCCCATTCCGCGGTTTCTCATTTGTCCCATCATTCCACTAGTATCTGGACCACCGTCATAAACAGGATTCCAAATACCACCACCACCACCGCCAAATCCACCCATCATTCCGGGATTAAATTGACGCATCATTTGGTCACTAGGACCAGTATTAATCATTCCTATTCCACCCATCATAGGGTCCATTTGCTGTTGTGGTTGTCTAACCCTACCTGATGGGTCGAAGTGCTGATAAAAGATAGATGGGTCTAATCCCGGAAACATTCCCGGACTAGGAGTTTGAACTTTGAAACCTTGTGATGCAAGTCTATCCGCAGTAGGTTGTCCAGCTTTCATAGCCATCATACTACGAAATGATGGGTCAACCATACCACCAGCGCCACCTGTTCTACGTGGCTGTCTTCCCATTTGATGTGGCAATCTATCATTACCATGTCCGGAATCCTGAAAATTAACTCCAGGCATATTAGTCTGTGGCATTCCATATCGCCTATTAAATGCATTAGCGGGGTCATTACCAAACCCTGCATTTTTAGCCCAGCCAGAATAATCACCACCAGTATTTCGACCTAATGCATCGAAATCTCGTCTATTCTGGCCTGATAGACCACTCCTATAAACACTAGGGTCAAATCCATGACTAGTAACCATACCACCGGGTTGTCTATTACCAGGCGGTAGCATTTGAGGCATTCTATTGAAAGATGGACCAGTATTAATTGGCATTATTTACTCCCTGTTTCTTTCCGACCTGTTTCTTTAATGCAGTAGAAGTAGGTCCAACCTTAATACCCTTTTCAGGAGGAAGATGTATGTCACCTTTCGGGACATAATATTCTCCAGTCGTAAAAGAAGGTGCTGCTGTTTGTGAGCGCCCCATTCTATTACGACGATTTATCTCAGCAGTGAACGCTTCCATTTCATCAGGTCTACGATGATAGGGGTCACTACCTTGAAAAGTCTTCAAGAAATTAATCAATGCACTTGGACCCATTTGATTAACATGAGTCTGTTCATGGATTAATGTATCTGCAACATCCTGTGGAGATGAACCCTGTAACTGAGTAGGGTTCAAATAAATATTCCTAGCAGGGGATGTAAATCCCTGCGCTTGTGACATAAGCATTCGAGAAAGAGGACCATAAGGTTTAACAGGCGCAAGATTGGGATGTTCCTTCCTAGCGATATTAATACCTTCTTCAATCTCAGGTGTAAATTCAGAGGAACCAAATATCCTCTGCAATAAACCTGGAGAAGGTTGGGTATTAACCTTGCGCTGTTCTTTCTCTTGCTTGCTCGGCATTCTTTAATTCCTGCTCAAACAATTCCGTTTCTTTCTTATCTTCTTCAGTTTCAACCTTAGTTGTAGCAACTACAGGTTTAGGAGCATTCTTTAATAGTTTAGCTTTCTCTCTATCCTCACGTTCTAACATTTGCCTTCTAACTTGCCAAGGCACTACACGAGGAACATGATTCATTGGTGGAGCTTCTGTTCTTTCAGATTCTTTTTCAGGCTCCTTTAATAGTTTGCCAAGTAATTGAGATTTCTCATAATTAGCAATCTCTAGTTGTGTTTTAAGAGTCTCACAAGATTGACAAATAACTTCATCCTTCTTGACTTCTGTTGTCAATCTAGTGCGACGCTCACGAAACTCATATTTAATTTCAAGTAGTTCTCTTAGCCATCCAAACATATTATCTTCTCCACCTATTACGAGAACGATTATTAAAAGGTCTAATGACCTGCATTTGAGGTCTAGCCTCTATAGTATTCATGTTCCTATAGAATGCTGTGAAATCTTGCGAATGTGCTAACGCCTGCGTAAGTTGTTCTTGGCGTTGTATTTTCGCAAACTCTCTGCCCGCTTCGTCGAAATATCTTTCAGCTTTATCCACAGCATAGCGAATATCATCGTAAGGGTCATCCCCATCAAATTCAGCCACGTCCTCAGCCGGCTTTCCATCTTTAGTTTTCTTGTCATAAGAACATGCCTTAATTGCATCTATCATGATAGGGCAGCAATTAGGGTGTCCAGTATGGTCAGTTTCCTCGCAACAGAATATCTGTAGCTTAGGAATATTAGTTTCTTCTTCTGGAGGGTCAAACAAAGCTAAATACGCTTTGTAATCAATCATGCCCTTATTACGAAGAAGCCACATGGCATATTCTTCAGAATAAGTAGGCATATCCTGTGGGGGAATTACTGGCTTAGCTTTCCAACGTAAGTATTCATGCAATAGAATCTTACCAGCAACTCTACTCCCAGGAGAGTTATTAGATAACTCAATAGGACGACCAATTGCATTTTCAATCTGTTGTTGAATAGTATGTTCTTGGCCTCGCTCTTGAGACACAGACTTACACCATGCAACAATCTTAGGATTCTCTCTATCGGCAATATCCTTTACTTCAGGTGCCCAATCCTCAATCTTAGTCTTTAACCAATACAATTCCTTGTAAAGATAAAGACGTTTAGTTGGTGATATTGCATAGAAACCTACGTAATTCATAGCGGCGAAACCCCAATCGCCGATAATCATACGCGGCCACCATTCTGGAATTTCAAATGGCTGGACTACATGCAAAGCATTTTCTGGTTCATCAGGATAATGTTTATCCCGGAACTCATCAAATACTTGTCCTTGATATGCATCCCAATCACCAAACTTACGAGCTTTCTTTTCAGCATCACCCAATCCATCGAGACGCGCTGCATATGCAGGGTCAGCATGAGGATTGTCTGCAACTGTTGAATGGATATAGATACGTTTAACATTTCCCTTACCGATGATAATCTTACCACCTTCAGGATAAGGAGATACGAAACGTTTCTTAACCCATGTATGTCCAATACCACCAGGCATTCCTGCTGCCCTAATAATAGCAGGAAGATTTGGGTCACTGGTTCTTGTTCTAGTAAATCCAATCCAAAGATAAATATATTCAGTGGAAGTAGTTAACTCATCAGGAGTGAATAAGTTAATTTCCATTGAGTCATATTTATGAACATCATTTTCTTCCTCGCAATGTCCGAGGAATATCATTGCACCGCCATTAGCCATACCAGTTCCGCCATACTGGTCCATTCTAGGGAATGTCCAAGCCATGTCGGTTTTATTAAATGTAGCTCCAAACTTAGGATAGATTTCTCGTGAACGAGGAACTATCTCATTCCGTAGTTCAGGAAAGGTTCTTCGCAAAAATACTTGCTTGAATCGGGGATTCTCATGCCATCTATGGATTAAGCCATAAACTAATAGAACGTCAGATTTACCTGATGCGTTACCACCACCATAGAATCCCTCAAAGATAGAGGTAGGCAACGACAGGAATTGTTCCTGCTTTTTATTTGGTTTCCAAAATCCTTTATCGAATGCCATTGTCGCTATCGACCGTTCATCATTCGTTAAAGGAAAAGATGGAAGCTCGATTCCTAATGCAAATGGAACCGCAGCAAATCTTTTCAGGAAGTCTCGTCTGTCCATTCTCAATCATCACTATGAAGTAGATTCGGTAGTTACTTCATCCTTGAGAGAATTAAGAACATCAACAACACCATTGGTGATTTTCTTAACTCCAGTCATGAATAAAGTTTGATTTTCTATCCTCTTACCAGACACTACATCTGATTGGAGAATAATCTGTGCAACTAATGGAGTAGCTGCTTTCAGTTTATCCTCGCCAGTCATTTCGGAACCATTCTTGTTGAATACTGCGCCAATAGCTTCAACTTGAACGATTACATTGATAATCGCATTCAGTGTATCAGTGATTCTTTCTACAGGAAGATTCCTTACATTCGGAATGAATGGAAGAATCATTCCAGCAATCTTAGAACCCTGAGCGATTATCTCTCCAAGTTTCTTGAGAAATGTCATAATTACCTCTAGAGTTTACTGAGTTTTACGTTCACATCACCTGATGTGCAACGAATGAATCCACCACCTACTTCAATCTGTTCATTAGCATCTGGTGTTAATGCTACTGCTAATGTGAATGCTTCGGTTGTGGATTGCTCGAATGTAGCTGCGGCTGTATCACAGAATAACAGACAGCGTGAAGATGGTAATGCGTATATCTGATTCTGAATCATTGGTTGAACATAACCAATAGAGAGAAGAGTTTTGTATGGAACTGTCATGATTGTTTCCTCGTCGCCCAATCTCTACGTTCTGTTCTCTCCTCTATTAGAGTGGAGAGTCTTTCCATTTCAGATTTCATATTAGTAAGAATATCTGAAATTTCACGCATATCATCACGCATAGTCCATCTCCATTTTTCTAATGCTTCAACTCTAGCAGATAGTTGACCCATCTTAAAAATTACAGTTGATAGAAAAACGGAGAAAGATAGTAATACTCCTAAAGCAGCCCAAGAAAATGGTCCCATTGGTTAATCCTTCGCATATACAACCTCGAAATTTTCTTCTTTTCTAAAGTGTGGGCTGTAAAAAATGAAGGTGGGGCCACCACTATTACTATTATCTTTAGGCTGTTCAGGTTCCATGTCTTTAATAACACCAGACATTTGTTTCGCTACGGCAGCGATTTCCCCTACTTTAGCCTCTTGTAGTTTATCATCAGTAATATGTCGCAAGGCTTTCATGAGTTTGCCTCGCGCCACTTTACCAATTCTATCTTTAGTTGATTTGATTACATCTTGATTAGGCTTATCTTCATAAGATGCTGTGCTTGTGGCACCAGAAGTATAAGCGCCTACTGATGAGGGGGAGATTCCAAACTGTTTAGCTAGGTCTAATGCTGAATCTCTACCTTCCTCAATAGCAGTTGCACCTATTACCCTTCGCAAACCATTTGGAACTTCGACATTACCATTTCCTCTACCTTTGGATGGCATGTCTAATACTTCGCCTGTTACTGGTTGAGGTTTCGGAGTAGAGTTTGATTCCTCACGTATCTTCTGTCCAGTTGCGTTGGACAATTCAGAATCAAACTCTTTATCCGAAACTATTCCCATTGGCATTGTATTTACCTTTTACGACGTTCCGTTTGAGGTTTCAGTTTCTGCATATCAGCTTGCAGTTCAAGAATTAGTTTGTGAATATCATTTACCTTTGTTGAAAGGTCATGTAGTCTAAGTAGTAAATCACTACTTCGTCTATTAGATGCACGAACATTTCTTATCGTAGCATCTTGAGGTTTTCTTTTCTTAGCCATTAAGTAAACCACCTTCCATTATGACCACGCGGTTTACGAAAGCCAAACCAAGATTTTAGGATTGGACAGTGGATAATAAACGCTATTGAACCAACGATTACTATCCACTGAATCCATTTCATATTACTGGTTTAATTTCCGGAAATTCTGCTGCTTCTTTTTGTGCCTGCATTAATTCTGCATGAGCACGCGCAACAGCTTCATTAGCTTTCTTGAGAGCATCCTGTTTATGCTGGACATTCTCATCAGCTTTCTTCCTCGCAGCTACTACATCCACTGTAGTCTTTGTACTAGCAGATGCAGTAACAGGAGTAGATGATGAAACAGGCGGAACAGGGTCTGGCATTTCACATCTCCTATGTTAAGGTTTACAATTCTACTTAATTAGGAAATAGTAAATGCGTAAGTGTTACCAGTGATAGTGCAAGTAACAGTGGTAACACCAGTCAAATCGAAATCCTTAATAGGAGGAGAATTAGTATCTCCACCATCAAACAGTTGAAGAATCTTTCTGTCTGGAAGAAACAGAATACCAGGCTTACCTGTAAATACGGCAGCAGTATTCTGCTTGTCTGGACCAGACTTAGCAGTGATTGTGAGATTAACTGGCATACTGTTCTCCTTCTCCGATTCTGGCTTCCTCGACTATAACTAGACTAATATTAGGTGGAATTTCAGTCCACTAATAGTAGTCCGACCGACACAAGCTACCATATGTGGAACTGAAAGTCAAGTTTTCTTTTTGTATATAATATTAGGAAATTAATAATCGTATTTTCGCTTTTCGTTCGTCATTTCAGAATACCCTCTAGGACCGTATTAGAGCCTCGCTGAGCCACGCAAACCAAAAAACGACCTCCGATACTGCCTCGCTTCCGTTCGTCCACCAGAGACAGCCTAATAGCTATTATCGGGGTATCCTCTATCTGTATATAGAATGCTCAGATGGGACCATTCCAATCAGATAATATTATATTTCTATATACACTTCAGGACTTGTTCCATGTAGGAGTCCCTTTTATTTTTGGGTTTAATAATTATTTCCTAAGATGTGTGATTGTGATGGGCCGCAATTTTCATGCCAAGATGGGACCAGCTACAGAGGGGTGTACCGGTATGGTACATAACAATAAATGTCACCTGTAAACTATTGATTCTAAACAAGTTGCCGTTTATTGTCATGACTCTTGACAATCATTGTCATAATTAGGATGGTTACATAAAGGTAAGTTGTTGATAACAAAGGACTTAGCGTTATAATATTATAGGTTCGCTAGTGGTATGGCTTATGCTTTATGTATGGTCATGACAGACACGCGATACGCTGAACTACTCGCGAAACTCGGCGGAAAGGGAAAGGAGAAAACACCGAAAAAATAGCTTGACAATTTCGGCGTATCGTGGTAGACTGTTTCTCAGATGGGGTAGCCATTCCCCGAAAGGAGACACAATGCAGACACTAGTAGGAAAATTCAGTTTCGCAGTCCCGGACGGTCATCCTCAGGCCGGAGAGAAAATCGAAAAGACTTTCGATTATCCTCAGGTATCAAGTGAGGCGGAAGCACTCTCAGTGATTACTGAGAAAAAGTGGAATATCGTTAATATGGTTAACGATAACCTGAAGGCTAACGCGCGTAGTAATGCCTATCAGGCCGCATTGCTTCCGTATCGTCCGTCGGAAGTTTCCCCGGAAGATATTAAGGAGCGTATGGTCCGCGACTATATCCGCCTTGGTGTCTCAGAGGAAACTGCACGTAAGCAGGTTGAGGCATTGCTCGCAGCGTCGCAGGCGTAACAATCTGAGGGGTAAGGACTGCAAACTTACCCCTCACTAACTAACAGGAGAAACTATGGATAAAACTCAGGCGCAAATGGAATTGAGACTATCGCAATTACTCGCGATGAAAAAGTCTCAGGATATGACTCTCACTACATCAGGAGAATTAGACGCCATCCGTAATTATGGATTAAAGGGATGGTCTGAATACTGCAAGAAACACTACAAGATTCGGAGGGGGAGATAATCCCCCTCATTTCCCCTATTCACTAATCCAACAGTTATCGTTCGCGCGTGCGCGAAGTCTCTTTTCCCTAATCCAACAACAATATTAGTCAAAACACTTTCGCTAGAGTATAAGTCTGCGAAAAAATATTGACAAGATATAATAATATTACCCCAAATTACCGGATTCTATCCAGTTTCTATCCGTGTTCTATACGGTTTCTAACCTGTTTCTATCCGACGATTTCGGCCTAAGTGACTCTCTGACATAGACTTAGCTCTACCCCTCTCAGAGAGTCCCCCCCTGCCTATGGGAGTTAGACCGTCCTAGACTGAGGACACTTCCGCTCAGGTGGGTTTAGGTATTCTCTTTTTATTTTTTTTTTTTTTTTAATAATATATAATAATATAACCCTACCCCTACATAGTGTCACCTGCATAGGACGGTCTGAGTGTTATAGGCACCCTCCCCCTCTCTCTTAGGGGTAAGGCTAAGTGACTCAGGCAGAGCGACTTAGGCCGAAAAAGTTGGTTGGAAACCGCTTAGAATCCGCTTAGAATGTGGTTAGAATCTGCTTAGAATCAGGTCGGAAGTGAAAATAATATAACTCTGATAAGGGTAATGAATTATAAGTGTGAGAAAGCGAAACTATAATATTATCTTCGCCTTCCATTCGCTGTGGTAAAAATGCTGTAGTAAAATTACCACACATGAGGTAAAAATACCACAACAAAACTGTAATCATACACTACAGCTTGTGGTGTCCTCAAAAGTGGACACTATTAGTAGTTGGTCTGAGTCTTGCAGTATGTAGTGTGCCAAGTGTATGTCCAAATAAGTGGACATAATATTAATTCCTAGTTCCGAAAGGACGGAATACAATGAAAAGATTCTATTGTGAGAAATGCAAGAAAATCAAGCGTGCGCGTAAGTATCCTCGCAAACTGACCACACCTAACAATCTTCCAGTTAAAGAAGTTCCCGCAGAACAGCGTATTGGATTGTGCTACCGTCATTCTAATGATAGGATGGTGGCATAATGAATCATCCATTCATTGCTGGTATTGGCTCTGATAAGTGTGCTAAGTGCAAGTATCCAATGTTAGCACATACAGAACAGGCACAATGTGAGACTTGCCCTAATATCGGTCCTGTTGAAATCCGATATGGTAATATTCTCATGTGTGCAGAATGTTGGACGCGCGAATCTAATCTGAAAATCGAACCTGTAGGTAATGACGGTAATGGTCAGATGGTTACTCGCGAGAAATCATTTAATGCACAAGCTGCATTACTTGATGAAGCTCGCAAGATAAACGATGCCATAGAAGTTCGCACTGATGTATTCAATGCAGGAACTATGGCGATTATCGATGTTAAGAAAACAATCGATGATAACCCTGAAATTACCAATAAACCCTACGCACTCGCAGAACATCTTCTGAAGGATTTATCACATTTCAAGGATGTTATCTTCCAGTCACAAGAAAAGATTGTAGACGCGAATAATAGAATTCGTAGCATTCAAGTCTACATGAATAACCTTGCAAATGAATTACGCAAGGAAGAACGTGAAAAACTCAAGATTGCTGATATTAACTACAATCCATCAGCAATTAAACCTTCCAAGCCAAAACTCGCACCTATCGCAAAACCCGCTAGTAAGAAGATTGATAAGGTTGCATTAAAGAAGTATGCAACTGAACTAGGCATAAGCGAATTTATGTTACAACAGATTGTTGTAGCTAAAGGCGTAACTGTTGAGGCTGCCGCTGAGATTATTAAAAAGAGTATCGCAGCAGCTAAATCTGAGGGTTAATATGGTAATCATCTATTCTCGACTATTTCTCGAACAAGTAGGATTAGAAGTTAATCCTAATATGTGGTTAGGTGGTGGATGGTTCTATTGTGCATTCTGTAAAGAATACACTCACCATTACGCTATGTCACATAAAGGACAATCTGATTGTTTCGAGATTTGTAAGAAGTGTGACTCATATTCAGGAAATAAAAATCCTGTAACTGAAAATTCACTGATTGAAGGATTAAAGAATGACTAACAGTGAAACCATTATGGACCGTAAAGGCGCGGCTGATTTAACGCGCAAGGTTCTGAATGATAATGGATTACATGAATGGAAGGTTAGATTAACATCTGACCCTAACCTACCATTCTTAGGCTTATGCATGTATAAGGATAAATGCATAATGCTTAATGCCCATCACATTGACATTCATCCGGTTAAGGATGTTGTCAATACAATTTATCACGAAGTAGCTCACGCATTATGTCCGGGTCAAGGTCATAATGAAGTATGGGCTACTAAAGCTAGGGAATTAGGATGCTATGTAGCATCACCTTGTTCTAACCTTACACTCCCTGACCATGTTATTGATGCTATTCGTAGTGGGCATACAGTAGAGGTTGTGGTAGAGGAAAAGGTTATTGAACAGGTTGTGCGTAATGTCACACACAAGGTAACTAGATTACAGGATAAATGCCCTGAGTGTGGTAAAACTGCAATCGAAAAATTCGCAATTGAGTCTGTAGATAAAGAAGGTAATCAGATTAAACTGATTACTCTTGAATGTTTCCATATCATTAAGAAGGTCATACCTAAGGGCACACCATTTGAATCTATGGTGTCTAATGATTGGAAACCAGAAGTTAAGAATTGTAAGCACACTTGGACTAAGAATCAGTGTGATAAGTGCGGAGAATTCAAACTCTACAACTTCCAAGTAATAGGTGCTAGATTCGCTGAGACTGGTCTAGCAATGCAAAAAGGTGTAGGTATATTTGATGATATGGGTCTTGGCAAAACAGTGCAAGGACTCGCGATTCTCAAATATCATCATAAGAAATACACACCAACACTCATTGTAACCAAGTCTGCTATTAAATTCCAATGGTTCCAACAGGCTGTTAGATGGCTTGGACCAGATTTCATTGGACAAATCATTTCCACTTCTAAAGATTACATTATGCCCGGTCTAAAGGTATACATCATACCTTATGACCTGTTGCGTAGATTCCCACGCGAGAAATTGATTAAGGTTGGATTCAAGTTAGTAATTCTAGATGAAGTTCAACAGATTAAGAATGTTGACTCAACTAGAACACAGGAAGTTAGAAAACTGATTGGAGCTAATACTGATTGTAAGGTATTAGAACTATCAGGAACACCTTGGAAGAATAGAGGCGGAGAATTCTTTCCAGCACTCAATCTTATTGACCCCATTAAATTCCATTCCAATCAAGCATATCTTGATAATTGGGTGGAATATTATTATGAGGGTAATAAGCGTAAGATGGGTGGAATTAGAAACCCACAGAAGTTCAGGGAGTATACCTCAAACATTATCATTCGTAGAGAATACGAAGAAGTAATGGACGAATTTCCTGATATTAATCGTATGAGAATGCCAGTTCAGTTAGACGAACTGAGTCAAGATACATACGATGATTCAGTATCGGATTTCGTCAAATGGTATAATGAGTTTGTAATCAATGGAGAGGAAGATAAGGTATCTGGTATAGAAATCCTCGCGAAAATGGCTCGTATGCGTCATATTACGGGCCTCGCTAAGATTCCTGCAACATTAGGATTCATTGAGGAATTTATTGAAGATACTGATAAGAAATTAGTCGTATTCGTGCATCATAAAGACGTTGGGCAATTGATGCACAATGCACTGATTAATACTGATAAGGAATCCAATCCTGATTGGTATGAATTAGCACAGGAATTAAAAGCACAAGGAATCAGGATATTCCAGTATACATCAGCACACACTGGTAGACCTGAAGGTTATGACATTCAAGAGCAATTTAATGCAACTAAACGCTGCATTATGATTGCATCTACACTGGCTTGTGGTGAAGGATTAAACCTGCAAACCTGCGCAGATAGTATCCTTCATGAGAGACAGTGGAATCCACAGAATGAGGACCAAGCTACACCCGGTAGATTTAGACGTATTGGTCAAGTTGCTAAGACTATTAACATCACATTGCCTGAGGCTGATGGAACAATAGACCAGCAATTAGACCAGATAGTAGAAGAAAAGCGTGGACGTTATCACATTGTAATGAACAAGGGTAAAGTTCCACGTTGGAATGAGACAGACTTCGCGAAAGCTTTAGCTGCTTTAATCGTCAAGAAACATCAGGTTAAGAAAGTAAAGAAGGGTAAAGCTGAAGTTAAGACTAACATCACTGCTGCGGCCACATTATAAGGAGATACTAATGCCTAAGAAAAAGAAGCCATTATTGATTAAAGTAGGTAATCACTTCGTAGACCCTACAGATGTTTCTTGCATCAGTAGAGTCAGAAGTAAGAATCTTTACATCGTCAGATTGAAATCCCAACCCAATATGGAATTTCCTATTTGATAAACGTGTAAGAAAGAATCGTAAACGCAATAAACTTGCTAAGGCTGCAAGGAAGCGTAATCGATGATAGAATTTCTCTCACGTATTGGTTTGATTCTGGGTCAGGTAATATGCTTGATATTCCTGACAGCAGTATCACTTATCACATTTGAATGGCAGTGTGGTATGTGTGGCAAGATTAATCAAACCGGATTACTACGCTTTATCTTTTGCATGTGTGACCACGATGGAACTGGACAAAACTAGTTATCGCGAAATAATTTTTTCGACTGTAAACAATTACCCAGGGATAACATCAGCAAAGTTATCCTTGTGTGTAATGGGAATAATTAATCCATGCAGGTGGAATAGTGGAGATTACACTGAGGCACTAGATGGATTGGTAGTGGATAGAGAACTGATAGAAGTAAACTATATACTGCCAAACTGTGCATTAAATAGCATATACTTCCCTAAGGGGACTAGAATTGGCAAAGAATTCATCCCGTAAGAAACTAAAATCACTAACTGGTGTCATGACACAGTTTATCGTGTATAAAGGCGCTGAACGTGTGGGACTCGCGTTCGTAATTTTCCACGAGAATCATCTAGGACAACCAGTATTAATAGCTGATTCTGGTGGTGAGTTACAGCCTGATTGGTATCAGTTAGTGGCTACAGAACAACGATTGGTGATAGTTAACGAGACAATACAATGATTAAATGGATATGCATTTGGTGTCACGCTGAAGGTAAAGAAGGACAAAAATGCAGTCGATGTAATTCAATGCTCATAAAGGTGAAACAATGACTAACATTTACTTGCATGAATTTGTCTTTACTCCAATGACAAAAGATACACCTACTCCTATTGTGGAAGTAAGAGTAGTTCTCCAGTCTGAGGATAAAGATGAAAGCTCACTATTAGCATCAGGTTTTGTCAGAGATTTCTTTGACCAGAATCTGAATGTAACTCACAAGGTATTGATTGAAGGGTATAGGAATGACTGATACTGTAATAGAAAACGTTGTAGAAAAGATTACAGGTGGTAAGAAGAATGTAGTCATGGATGCTACATTACTTACTACCCTTATGTCCTGTCCTCGCCTCGCGGATTTTCGCTTTAACCATAATTTAGTCTCGATTAGTGGTAAAAGTAATTCGCTTGAGTGTGGGTCGATAGTTCATAAGTTCCTCGAAATCTACTATCAGACTATAATTCATGGTCTGAATAAAGAGAAAGCCTTCGCATTTGGAATTGCTGCCGCTGAATTGTATATTCGTGGCTGTCCACAATGCACTGATTTCCAACCTACAGAAGAACAACCTAAACCCAAATGTGGACATAAGCCTAATGACTATCCGGGTGTTAAGAATACTCCTAAGGATAGTGGAGATTATAAGACTGGTTGGCAGTATGTATTAGATACATGCGACCAGTACAATACCTTCTGGCGTAATGACCATTGGGTTCCATTGGAAGTGGAGAATGTTAAAGGTAAAGTTCTCTACGAAGATGATGAGATTAGAGTCTTGTGGAAAGCTAAACTGGACCTCCTCACAGATACTAATCAGGGTATACATCCAGTTGACCATAAGACTATGAAACAACGTCGAGATACATTGTCATTGAACAATCAGTTTACAGGACAATGTCTTGTCACAAACTCGAAGAAAGTATTCATTAACAAAGTAGGATTCCAAACTAGTCTAAAACCTGAGGAAAAGTTTACTCGTAATCCTATCTGTTACTCAGAACCTAGACTTTTGGAATGGCAGTCAGAAACATTACCTTTCTATGCGTATCAGCTTATCGCCTATGCTGAGTCGGGACATTTTCCTCCAAACTATACGCACTGTGAAGGTAAGTATGGTAACTGCGCGTTCGTGAAAGTTTGCGAGCATGACCCTGCAATGAGAGAGGAAGAAATAAAGAAACTGTTTATGGTTGGTCCTGAATGGAATCCAACTAATGATGGAGACGAATAATGCTACATTTCTTTCTGACTGTCTGTAAGTATAGTAGTATTCCTTTCTTATTCATTGGAATATTACTAGGAACTTGGTGGCATCAATTTGTTGCAGGATTCAACGATTCAAGAGAATTAGTCTGTCCACCTGATGAGTATTCAGGCAATGCAGTAGATGAACTAATAAATCACTTACAGGAGAATGACTAATGGAACAGAATGCTAGGATTGTCGCAGCAATCAAGGACTTGAAGAAACTGTATGGGATTAGTGAAGCAGAAGAATCATGCATGATGCAAATGCTATTCATGATTAAGATGCTTGGCTATTCACCAGAACTAACAATCAAACTGTTAAGGGCATTAACTGCTATGATGGAAATCATACAGGATGAAATGCCAAAGGAAAAACCATGAGCAAGAATTACTATGTGGAGATTAAGCTAGGAAGTAAGTGGACATTAAAGGCATCATTCAAACGTCATGTGGATGCTCTACACTATGTAAAGGAAAATAGTGGAGAGCGCTATCCTCTACGCATCATTAGGTCTGTTAGAACCGTTGTGTTTGACGGGAGTAAGTAATGGCAAGTAAAGCTGCTAACCATTTGCACCGTTATAAGAAAATCAATCTGTCGCGCAGCGGCGGAGAGTTTCTTGTATACAAGTGCATGAAGCCAGCATGTTCACACTACATTCGCTTGGACCTCGCAGAAGGTAAATTATGCGAATGTAATAAGTGTGGCGAGCCTATGATTATCACCAAGGCAATACTTAGACATTCTGGTGGTAAGCCTATGACTAAGCCACATTGTGGTGATTGTGTTAAAAAGAGGCATGATGCAGACACTCAAGCGATTGCTGATTTCCTATCGGGCCGTGATAACTGAGTTAAAGTTTCGTTTCAAATCCATGCATAAACGTGGTCCCGGTGTGGCTATGAGTTATACATGGATGGAAAAGGAGTTATATCGAAATGACGGTAGCAGAACTGGAACTGACAGTTAACGAACTAATCGAACAACTAGAAATCACACTAAGGAGAGTTCCCAATGCGCAAAGAATTAGACGTATGGAAAAGGATGTGGAAGGACTTAAGCTGGATAGATTTGATAGCACTCATCCTGAGTATCATCTTCGTCGCCATGATGATGAAATACTCTTAGTTCAATACGAAGCATCATTAACTGACCCTCGCAGAATTTAGGAGAGATATGCCAACACTTGAATCTACTGGTTCACCAACTAAGCCCTTGTTTGTAATGTTAAAGGGTGAACCCGGAACACGTAAGTCTACATGCGCGTTAAGTTTTCCGGGTAGACAGTATTGGATTTCTACCGACCAAAAGATGGAAGCATTAGAACTTCCAGCTAAGCGATGGGGTTTATGGGGTAAAAATCCAACTCATTTAGATTTTGATGATTTTTCGGATTGGGATGGTCCCATCGCAAAGTTAGAACAGTTTAAGGTTAACTGTCCATACAAGACTATAGTTGTTGATTCTGTTACTTCGATTGGAGATAACATGAATCGACAGACTATTAAACACAAGAAGTCAGAAGGTGGTGGAAAGAAGATAGGAACGATATATGTTCCTGGATTAGAGGAATACAACGCAGAAGCATCAGGATTTCAAGACCTCATGGCAAGATTGAAGGATATTCACAAGTATCATAAAGTGAATATCGTTTTGATTGCCCATGTCGTAGGCCAGCGCAAAGATGATGATAAGAATAAACTTACTCATCATTCAAGAGTCATCATAACAGGTGGCGATAAGATTTCCGGTAAGATAGCATCTTACATGACGGAAGTCTATCACTTCAACGTCAGAACTGGTTTTGACGCTGATTCAGGTGATGGAGAATTTGAGCTATTCACTCAGCACTTAGGGAATGATTATGCTCGAACATCTCTACCACTAGAGAGGAAGATTACATTCAATAGCGAACCGTTGTATGAGAAGTGGATTGCTCCTGCTATTATCAAGCTACACAAGGAGCAACCTGTGCAACGTATCGCGAACAACACACCCGTCGTAGAGGCACCACAACAAACACAAACAACATCCAAAACAACAACACCATTCACAACAACCTAGGAGAGACTACATGCCAGTAATTAGCTTCGGAAATCGTGACCTGCTTCGCGGAAAGATTGTTGACCCCGCGTGGTATCGTGTCAAAATCGAAAATGTGGGTGAGGCTCCTGCTAAGCAATCTGAGAAGGGACCATCCACAAACTATCCCGTTGAAGCTACTATTCTGTTCAACGGTGATAACGGCGACACACAGTTTGCAGGTGTTCCTGTAGACTGGAATTTCAACAGTAAGGCTATTGGTTTTGCTGTTGGATTTCTTCAGGCGTTCGGCGTAGAAGTAAAGGCAGGAACACGTTTCGACCTTAAGAGCGCAGAAGGTCGTGAAATTGACGTGTATGTGGAGAACGATGTTTATCAGGGTCGCCAAGTTAATAGGGTGAACCATAAGTATCGCACTCCACGAACTGAAGTCACGGCGGCTGCGTAACTATTACACCCAATTGTGGGTGAATAACAAGGAGACTAATCATGGTAGACCAGAATGATGAAGTGGTAGACATGGACGAACTGGAAAAGACTCAGGACGTTCATATTGATGAAGAATCAGAGAAAGAGCCTGATTCAACTATTGGTGAGGACACTGAGATTGAGGAAGATTCCGATAAGGAACCTGACTCAGAAATTGCAGACATCTAGTTAGCAATAGATTCATTGATGGTCTGGAATAGGAGTCATGCTCATCACGTATAGTATGACTATAGATACTCCAGCGGGGAGTGAAAGGCTATCAATGGATAGGGGTGGATACAGACGTATCTTCGTGACGTATCAATTGTATCCACCCCGCCATTTACTGCCCATTTACTAAATGAGTGCTTGGCAGACACTCCAATAACATTAACTTCGCGTTCAATAGAGGACAGAATGATGAACAATCCATTTGAGAAATTCTTCGACAAAGAAGCGGCACCAACTGAAGTAGACACTACGCCTATTAAGCCTGAGGATAAGAGGGTAGTAGGCAAAATCATCAAAGTTTCTGATGCGGGGTGGGGATTTATATCCTCTAAGGATATTAAGTTCACTCGTATCTTTTTCCATTGGTCGTCTCTTAGGCAAGACACTCTCAGATTCCCACAGTTAAAGAATGGGATGAAAGTAGAATTTACTCCCATTGAACTTGAGAATAAGGGGTGGAGAGCCATTAAGATTAGAGTTCTTGACCCTAAGAATAATCCCGCTGATGGGTTCAATGCGGGATGACATTCGTAGAACGATATAACTCTGAGACTACATGGCACGGTAAGGTGATGGTTATGGAAATCTATCACCTTGCCATGTCCACTAGGTCTAAGAACTGGACTATCACTAGAACAGCAGAAAGTTTTGGTGTTAGCATAGGATTGGTGTCTGAAAATTTGCGATTAGCCCTCGCAATACATATCAATCCTAAGATGCTTGAATGTGAAACCAGACAGGACGCTATTAAGAAACTGAATGGTTACAAATGAATAAATGTAAATCACATCCTGACTATGACGCTACTCATCCTCCAACTACACAATGCTGGAAATGCTGGCAGATTTGGAATTGGATAAGGAGAGTTAAGGATGGCAAGGAAGTTCGCCAAGGAAGATGATGTTACTATTCCATTAACAGTGCTGAGATTTGAGAATGAAACTTGGCACACTTGTCCTAAATGTGGTAAAGAATGGCGAGATGCAATAGCTACACCCGGATTATTGCATCGAACTGTTGTTTGTGGAGAGTGTAAAAGCAAATGATACCAACTGACCCAACACTAAGAAAACCAATCATTGAAAGAATGATTGATGAATGTGAAAATGCAAAGGAAGATTTGCTAACTGAATGGGAACATAACTTTGTCGAATCAATCAAATCACAATATGTGTCACGCGGTAATTTGAGTGACAGACAATGTGAAATACTAGAGAAGATTTACGACAAGTTATGAGTGAACACGTTTACGTCCCCGGTCATGGTCCTATGGGTGCCAAGTTAATGATACTTGGTGAGGCGCCATCATATCAAGAAACTGCTGCTGGTAAGCCGTTCGTAGGACCATCTGGGAAAGAACTAGATAGACTATTATATGACTCCGAAATTAGGCGTCAGAACTGTTGGATAACTAACGTCTGTAAGTATGAAGTGCCTCCCAATTTACCAGGTAAAAAGATTCCTTTCGCGGTTAGAGCTAAGAATCATGGCATTGATATAGAGGCGCAGCTTCGCGAATTACAAGAAGAAATAAATGGAATTAAACCTAATTGTATTCTAGCATTAGGTGGCACGGCGTTATGGGCATTATCTGGTAAGACTAAGATAGGCTCATATCGCGGTTCCATCATGCATGGTATGGGAACTAAGTTTGTTCCATCATACCATCCTGCTCACCTGTTACACCAATCTTCTGGTGGAGAGATTAAGGGATATTGGAATCGACAGGTAATGATATTCGATTTCAAGCGTGCTGCAATACAATCTCGCTTTCCTGAATTACTTCTACCACAACGCACAATTGAAATTTGTAAAGGTTCATGGCATCTCGCTGAGTTCCGTGCTAGGTATAAAGATAAGTTACGTATGGCTGTCGATATTGAAGCCAATGGAACTTGTATACCAGTGTGCGTGGGACTCGCGCTTAGTAGAAATCATGCGATGGTAGTTCCACTCTGGAATGTGGACGGTATATCTACAATTCCAGATGCAGACCTAGTTCAAGTTTGGATTATCCTCGCGGAGATTCTATATGAAAAGCTCATCATCGGGCAGAATTTTAATTACGATAGAGATAAGCTCAAGAGACTTGGGTTTATTATCCGTAAGCTCGTCTCGGATATTATGCTCAAGGCTCACGCAATCAATCCGGAGCTTCCTAAAAACTTGGGCTTCAATACATCTATCTTCACAGAAGAACCGTTCTATAAAGATGAAGGTATGTATCATGGAAGCATACAAGATTTACTCAACGGATGTGGACGAGACGCTTGTGTAACATTTGAGGTAGATGAGAATATGGATTCTGACGTTGACGAATTGGGTCAACGAGAATTCTTTGAAAACTTCCTCATGAAGTTACCTAACCTCTATTGGGATATAGAGCGTCAAGGTTTCAAGGTAGATGATGAAGAACGCGATAAACTAATTCGTAAATACATTGAATGGGATGAGAAATGTAGATACGAATTGTATCAACTAACAGGAACAGAAATCAATGTTAATTCACCAAAGCAAATTGCCCTTCTCCTTTGGGAGAACCTTAAGTTCCCTAAGAAAGATACTACAGGGGAAGAAGATATTACTGCTTTGCTTAACTCGACTACTGTGTGGGCGAAGCGACCAGAATCCCACCGTAGAATCTGTGAGCTTATATTGGAAGACCGTAGAGTGCGGAAAAGTATCAGCACTTATCTTATGGCTCTCCCAGACTATGATAGACGTATGCGGACTACCTATTTCCCTTGTTTGGATACAGGTAGAACCTCAACAGGACAGCAAGACCCCCCTATACGACCCTCTGTCGAAGTAGTAGATGAGAATGGAAAGAAGAAAGATAAAGTTTTAGGAACTGCTTTCCAAACCATGACCAAACATGGTGACATTGGTGCTGATATACGTGGTATGTATATCCCTGATGATTGCCATATTGAGATAATCAATAACGAACACTACTATCTAATGGAAGAAGAAGTATTCGTCCAAGCAGATAGTAGTCAGGCTGAAGCTAGAGTAGTTTGGAAACTAGCTAATGATGAAGAAGCATTAAGATTGGTGGATGAAATTGACTACCATGCATGGACTGCTTCTTGGTTTTTCGGTGGTAGTGAACGTGATTATTCTAAAAAAGTGTTGGGATATGAGCATCCAATACGATTTGCCGGTAAGACATTACGTCATGCTGGTCATTTGGGCGCTGGTAAACGCCGCGCTAGTATTGAGTTAAATACCCAAGCACGTAAATACAAGATTCCAATTGCCATTACAGAGGCAATCGCAGAACGAGCATTACAGATATTTCACGCGAAACAACCCAAGATACAACGAGTCTTTCAGGCAGAAGTAATTGAATGCTTGAAGAAAAGTAGGACTTTAATCGCACCATTACCATATGGTATCGATGCTCCATGTGGGGGTAGGAGAACATTCTACGAACGATATGGTGAAGAACTGTTTAGGCAAGGATTCTCTTACTTACCTCAGCGCGCTGTATCTGATAACACTAAAGCAGCAGCATTGAGGATTAGGGAACGAATACCTACCATTAAGATTGTCATGGAATCTCATGACGCACTCTTGTTCAGCATTCCAATATCTAAGTTATTGATATGGACTCCCATTATCAAGGAAGAAATGGAGCGTCCAATTGATTTCTCTAAGTGTTCATTACCACGTTCTCCATTAGCTATACCATGCGACATTGAAACTGGTAAGAATTATAAAGACTTGAAGAAATTCAAGGACTTACCAATCATTGCTGCACCTAAGCAAGAACTAAAGATGCCACCTAAGAATGTAACTGAAGCATTCCTCGCGGATACATTACCTCAAGATACCAAATTCGATTCAATGGTATATGAGGCTGAGGAACGCAAGAAAACTTACAGGGACTTTGAAGTATGACTAAAGAAAGACAATTCATCCTAACACTTAACTACAAGAGTGATGCTTCTGATTGGGATGTTATATCTCATGATGTAATAGAAGCTAAATCACTCACTGAGTTGCTGACTAAGTTCAACATAGTCATCGCATCCTTACACCGCAAATTAATAGATGAGGTTAAAACAGACCACATTGACTACGATGACATCCCATTTTAATCTAAAGCCAAGAGAACTATTCTGTGACTGGAAGAAGTGTAATGATTACAAGAAAACTGTAGTCAGTGATGAGTCTGATGCTAAGTGTAAGGCTTGTGGAAAGCCACTCATTACTGATGTAAGTAAATTCTTTGTAATGGACGGGATTAAGGATGAATTGGGTCCAACAAATAGTTGACCTGCATCATGAGTTAGAATCACCTGAGAGTTTCTGGAAATGGTCGGCGATAACGACTATTTCAGCAGTTGTTAAGGACCAAGTTTGGTTGAATCAACAAATATTCAACCTATATCCTAACATCTACACCATGTTTCACGCGGACTCTGGATTAAAGAAGGGTCCACCAGTTAACATGGCTAAGAAACTCGTTACGTTGGTGAACAATACTCGTGTAATTACAGGTAGGGGTTCCATACAAGGAATCCTGAAAGAACTAGGAACAGCATTTACACAACCGGGTGGAAAGATACAATCCAAATCGGTTGCATTTATCTGTTCGTCTGAATTGTCATCATCTATCGTAGAGGATAAAGTTGCAACCAAAATTCTCACTGACCTTTATGATAGAATTTACAATGAGGGTGAATGGCGTTCATTGTTGAAGCAAGAAACATTCACTCTTAAAGACCCAACCATCACAATGTTAACGGCCACTAATGAAGCAATGTCAGATGACTTTTTTACTAAGTCTGCTATTCAGGGTGGTTACTTCGCCAGAACTTTCATTGTATATGAGAAGGAATCCGATAAGGTTAATTCTCTCATATATCCACTTGAAAGTGAAATCAATTACAAGGGAGTAGCTGACTATCTGAAAGAAATAGCCAAGTTAAGTGGACCTTTTAAGCCCCTCGCAGTTAGTGAGAAAACAGATGATTATCGTTGGAAGAAAATCAAGAAGGGCAAGAAAGGTAATAGAGAGATTTGGTTCAATGAAGTAGGACTAATATTCGATGACTGGTATGAAGAATTTTCTATAATGAAAAAGGACGTGAATAATAAGGATGATACTGGAACTATGAATAGATTCGATGCTTCAGTATTAAAGGTAGCTATGTTACTTTCACTGGCTGAGCATCCTAGACTAGTCATAACTGAGAATGCAATGCGTAGTGCGATTACTGATTGTGAGAAACTATTAGGTAATGTTCGTAAGACTACACTTGGTAAGCAGGGTATAAGTCAATCTGCTCAGCTTAAGACCATGATTATCCTAGAACTATTAAACAGGGAACCTCATAGCGTATCCAGACCTATCTTAATGAAGAAGATGTGGATGCATTATGAAAGTCCTGAAGAATTTGATAACTTAATGCAGGGATTTGACGCTGCTGGAATAATCAAGACTAGTTCAGTAGGTAATCAGATTCTCTACGAGATGCCTGATGAACACGTAGCAGAACTTAAACAATTCATGGCTGGTAAACAAAGGAGTAGGAACAATGACAATGTATGAGAATGGACAGAATGCAGCGCGAATTGCTAACAATTTCACATATCACGCTCCCAAGAATGACCAAGCGAAAAGATATGAGCGTATTCGTGATAAGGCTAGGGAATTAGCAATACTTATCAACGAAGAAACTCCTGCTTCGCGTGAACAGTCAGTAGCATTCACACAGTTGGAAGATTGTGTGATGTGGGCTAATGCAGCGATTGCGAGGAATGAATAGTTGCCTCTAATTGGTCCTCCCACTATTGAATATGAACCAATAGTAGAGGAAAAGAAGGTATTAGTCTATAAGCCACCCTTTGGACTGACTCCTTATGAGGACCATCGTAGAGTAGCACTATTCGATAACTGTCCATCCTGGATATGCACTTGTAATGGTAAGTGGACTAAAGGATTAAAGTGGCATGGCAGGGTGAAACAATGTTTCTACTGTAAAACACCAAGACCACCAGAATGGAAACCATTTCCTTGGGAGTATTCAATATGACAAATGAGGAATACAGAGAACAGTGTAAGACTACTGACGTTCCAACCTATGTTCCAATCTCTAATAGGCTGGACAATAGACAGACACTAATCATTCTCCATGCATTGATGGGGATTACTACTGAATGTGGTGAACTAATGGACCAACTGAAGAAGCATCTCATCTATGGTAAGCCGTTGGATTTCACTAACATCATAGAAGAAGATGGCGACCTTAGATGGTATCTTTCACTACTTGAAACTGCATGTAACTATACTGCTGATGAAGCACAAGATAGGAATATCGAGAAACTTCGCGCTCGATTTCCTAATAGATTTACTGAATATGATGCATTAAATCGTAACCTCGATAATGAACGTAAGATACTAGAAGGTAACTAATGAGTTTCCATATCACTGAACACAAATGTTCAAGATGTAATGGTTGGTATGAGCTATGGCTACATACTGAATCAGGCGAACGATACATCCATCATGATTTAGGATTGAGAAATAAAAAACTTAGTCCGTTCTCAACCTGGAACATGGGAAGGATTTAGACCTACTCAGAAACAACAGGATTTCCACAATCAAGCAAGAACATGGAATGATGTTCGTAGAAGTCCTGAACCAGAATTTAAGTCTAAACCTCCATCGGGTGCAGGAAATCCTATCTTTACTGATGAAATGTTTGAAGAAATGTTTAGGCAGCGCCGACAACAGGAAGCTCAGAATAGAAGGCCATTCTATGAAGGTAGTTGGGATATGCCACCTAGAGATAGATATGGCAATACTGAAAATGTAAGGAAAGATTCCTTCATGAATGATATTAGAAATAGAAGGGGATACGACCCCGACAATAAGAAGTTAATGAAATGCACTAAATGTGGTAAGGATAAACTTACTGGATTTGTGGGTAATGCAGCCACATTCATCTGCATGGATTGTGTATGGAGCTAATATGAGTAAGCAGTCAACTAAGAAACCGAAGGAAGTATTGACATACAAGTGTCAATTTTGCGAGGAAGAATCCCCCGCAAAAAATTGGAAGGACGATAAGTGTCCACTCTGTAAACGGTCCTATGACCCCATGCTCGCACAAGAGGGAGATGACTAGTGAAACAATACTACATTGGAACTGCTTGGATTCTAACTTCTATGGTAGGTGCTGTAGAGGGTGATGCAGGACTATCACGTCATGTATATAGAATCAAGTGTGAGAGTCCGGAAATGTTTAAGGCCGAAATAATGGATATGCATCTACATGATGTAGATTGCGAAATTTATTTTGGTCCAATTTCTATTTCAAAGAATCAGAATACTCCTGATTTCTTCATGAAAAGGAAACGCTAATGTTCAAGATTCAACTGTTCAAAGACCTACCTGATGAACAATCTCTTGAAGCACCATTCGAGATTATTGTTCAATCATACACTGATATAGTCATGACTATTGTTCAAATTCAGATGGGTGACATTAAGTATGACTGGTCTAGAATCATCATCACCAAGGAGAAATAATCATGGACAATTACAGAAGCAAGGAGTATCCAGATGGTAAAGGATATGAACGACATGGAAGCCCTACCTTCTATTCCCTACTGGAAGAAATGGCTGATACGCATGATAAGAAGTCTCATGATTATGCGTCCAATGAGAATCCGTGTGGCAATTATCACTTTGCAGGTCAATTGGCTTGCCTGTTTGCTCATTCTCCAGACGATGCTGGTTTCGTTGGTAGGTTGGCTGAAAAGATATACAGACTCGCAAACCTTGAGCGTTCACACAAAACTCCAGCAAATGAAAGCATCGCTGACACGGAAAGAGATATAGCTGTTATTACTGCACTATGGATGGCTGATAGACGTGACCGTCGTTTAGCCTTGAATAAGGTTCAACTAGAGGAATTTTCTACTACTAGTCGTGACTTGAGAGATAGATTCCTTCGCCACGCGAATAACCTACATCCTTATGATATACAAGCTGTGATTACTTTCTTAGCAGAGTTGCAAAGGACTAAACATGGTAAGGACAATACAACAACTACTGGACCAAGTGGAAGCTAATCAGAAATGTGAACGGCACCATAACTATCAGGAGACAGTTTACTGGTGCCGTCAGTGGAGAAGGTTAGCGGAGGAATTTGCTATTGTATTTAAGGACTTAGCAAATCCTCCTCTAACAGTCAAACGAAAGCGAAAAAGGAACTAACTTCTTATAGGTGGAAACGCTACAGGACCACCCCAAATAATGTAGAATACTGCGATTAATGCAAGACAAATCTTGATGATTTGATATGCATTACCCGCTAGAGTTATTCCCAATAGTCCTAGTACTGGTGGAACTAGTAGTGTGAGAAACACAGCGACGATTACGACGAGAATGATTCTCCATGCAATCTGTGGCATTTTTAACTCCAATTAGAGGTTCCCCTGTAGAACGTAGCCCACCATTGTATCGTTTCTACCTTCAAGATACAATTGTTGACCAGCGTTCACGTTAGTATGCATAGGCGCTTTTTCATTCCTCATATCAAACACCTTGATATTAGAATTCTGCCTAGCAGTCCCACATAGTGTCATTCCTTGAAATACTGGATTCTTGACACCATTCAAAATCATTACAAACTTATTGCCTTGTATACAGGCATAGTTCTTATTAACACTACCCGGTCCGTTACCTTCCCAGAATCCACCTTGTGGATGATTAACTCTAGGGTCTAATGGTAATGGGTGATTACTCCTACCGTTATTAACTACCTGCCAGTTCTCAATTCCTGGAGGAAGTGTAACATCTATTGCCCTAACAGTTTTCATTATTGAATCAATATTAGGAACTTCCCACATATTCTCTGGTCTACCATGATTAGGGTCAGCTTTACCAGTTACGCCTTGTCCTACGTGCAGAACGTAGAATGCACCATTACAGACTATACCAGTAGCACGAGCCATAGATAGTCTTAATGGATTACTATCCTCAGCAACTGATGATTGTGGTCCCTGAGGTTCATTATTTGAAGTTACACTTTCAAATTCCTTAAGGTCATATCCTTGTCGGACATGAGACCAATAGTTATCATGCGATGACCTGCGCGTGTGGAATGTATGCATGTTGGTTCCAGCTTGTTTAGCTAAATCCTTCATTGCACCAATTCCACCATTTCCAGATAATGCAACTAAGTTAGGAGTATTGTTGCGCAGCCATTTGCCTACGCGAACCATATCTGATTCAGTGATTTTATCCAGTCTCTGCCACTCATTAGCCACTTCATAATGAATGACTTTATGGTCTGCTCCACTCATGGCATTTCTGACCTTCTGTTCTAAGCCAGATTTATATTTGCCACCTACTAGAGTTAGTTCACTTCTCAGTCCGTAAATGTCGTATGCAGTATCTACGAACTCACGTAATATAGTCTCATAGTCAGGCCAATTAGGGTCAATACTACGACCTTCCCAATTGACTTCACATAGTATACGAAGATAGTCATATTTGAACTGGCGCAACCAACTCAAATGTTGATGGATTCTATCTCTCTCATTCTTCCATCCAAATAGTGCCCAGAAGAATGTAAGTCCAAGTGGATGGAATGAACCTGTATCGTCAATTACTGCACGACCATCTGCACGAACTAATCCTTTTCTAGTATCACCAGGAGGAGGAACAGGAACTTCTAATGGAATTCTCTCGAAATCTTCCCAAATATCTCCATTAGGAACCTGTTCTAGTGGAACATTTTCTTTATCTAATCTAGCAGATAGGAACGTTCCATGATGGGTCTTTAATTTCTTACCTATCCATTGAAATTCTTCCCAAGGACCAACAGCATCCCTGTTAGTAGAGACATGAATCTTGTCATCTTCAGCAGTTAGGAAGTTACCAGAATATGTTTGGAAAGCTACCTTTCCATTTGCAAGAAGAACCTCTTGAAGTTCTTCCCATATATTCTGGACTTCTCTATTACAATGAACTGCCTCGCCATTATCAAAATATATACCCCCACCTAATTCTGCGGAGACATATAGTTGATTAAATGCCTTCAATGCAATCTTCATTCTCTACCCCCTAATACTATGTCATATTCACGTGGAAGAACTAGTGGAGCATCAAACTCTCCAACACCAGAATAGTGTTGAGTTCCCATTCCTGCACTAGTTAATGCTGCAATTCCGGGTAATAGTTCGGGTGATTCTTTAGCGATTTCAAGCAAATCTTTACTGAGCATGGGAACGGCTAATTGAATAGCTCTATCCATCACTCCAAAAGATTTGTATCTATCAGCAAATACAGAATCGTAGAAGTATTTAGCTGATGGATGTAGTTTGTTGGTCACGAAATCTTGTAGTAGGGAACCGCGAGTTTTACCACCAAATTCCTCACCTAACGTTTGAGTTTCACGAGGCTCAATAGTAGATGTGAATTGATTAGATGCCATTCGCGCAGCAAGAACCATAAACTGTTGGAAACCGCCAGCAGGGTCTAGTCTTGTATTACCAATTCTAACCTTACCAAAATCTGCTGACCTTGGGTCAAGAGTTACTTCACCCATTCCACTCATAGATGCTAATCCAGCAACACTAGTCCACGCACCTGCTGTTCTTAGTGCTGATTTAAGATATTCCTTCCTCACTTGAGGTTGAGTCATAGTATAGTTAGCAGGATTCAACATCTGCATTCTTGAAGCGATAAGTCTAGGAGCAAATAAAACTTCGCTCAAACCAGATACATATCGTTCAGCAGATATTTCTTTACCACCGGGAAGCGTAGTTCTAAGTGGACCAGCACCAGTAAATGTATTGACTGCATCACCTAATTGCTTCAATGCAACCATATTATTCTTATCGGGCATAGCTTCATACATATTCCTAAATGCACCCAAACGAAGGTCATTTAGATATGCTGTATATGCACGATTAGAAGCTTTAACTACCTTACCCCAACCCGGTATTTTCTCTGCTAGTGTAGAACGTATAGATTCTTCGCGACTAGACAGATTTTTTAAGTCAGTAAATCTAAGTCCTGCTTGTTCAGTAATTGAGGGAGTTTCCTTGTATACAGGTCTACCTGCTTGAATCTGTTGTTTACCCTCTTGATTCATTACAGGAACAATCTTACGCTGAACTAATGGGTCAGCATTAAGCATCGCACGATGTGCTTCAAATGCCTTCGTAGAACCATAAGATTGGACTGATGGAATCCATGCTTTAGCCCAATTCTTAGTTCCAATTAAAGGTAGTGCTTGTCTGAATCCAGCAGAGGTAATGAATGGCAAATCTACTGCCATTAATCCTCGCGATAAGTTCCAAGCCTCTCTAATTGGACCAGCTTTCTCAGGTTCTTTATCTACTATTTTTCTGAGCAAAGGTTCAGCCTGAGTAGATATAGGCTTAAATGGTAGCATCCTTTGAGATGCTGATTGTGGTGGAGCAGTAGTAGCCTCAGGAGGCTTAAAGAAATCAGGTCCAAATGATTCTGCTGTAATTGGTGGCTCAACTGCTTTAGGAGCCATAGGTGCAATAGGTTTAGGAGAGGGTTTCATACCCATTCCACCAAAACCAATTTCAGCTAATCCTTGACCAACATTACCTTCCATTAATTCACCAGCACCATGCATGGCCTGAGCACCACCCAATACTTGTGATGCAATTTGTGGTAATTTCCCCCGTCCAAGCGTAGCAATATTAGCAGGACTAGCTAATGATGCTGCACCTTCAGTAGCACCACCTAGAAATCCTTTCATAGTGGCTACTGGTTCATTAATCATTCCTCGCGCAACATCAGGTATTGCACGGAATGCATCTATAATTCCACCAGTAGGTGTAGGACCAGGTGTCAAAGATTCAGCAAATCTACTGGCTGCACCTGTAATAAATTCAGGCGCTTCAAATACATTCTTATATGCACTTTCTAAGAATGATGGAGGCGCAGTAGGTAATGCTTGAACAGATGGTTGAAAAGCCGGTTCATCATCAGGTATGAACTGTGGCTGTTCATCTGGTTCATCTGGAATAAATTCAGGCATACTATCCTATGACTGTAAGACCAGCTTTTTTTGCTTGTTCCGCAGTTCCAGTGTATGTTCCAGTTTTACCAGTTTTAGGGTCTCTAACTCTGATACCTTGTGGTTTAGTAGTTGCACCTGTTCTACCAGGTTGATTGATAGGAATATTTTCACCATGAACAGCAGCCACAATCTGGTCATACTGTTCTTTAGTAGGTCCGCTCCATCCACCCGGTGTGGTAATATCAAAGTTATTATCCGAACCAAGTTTAATGTATTTACCAAGGTCAGGATTTCTTTGCTTAAATTCACGAGCAGCATTAAACTGTTGAACTTTTAATGCCGCTGGAGTTTGCCCCACACCTGTTCCTCTAGCACCAGTAGGTCTAGTTAATGGTCCTACTTGTTCAGTTTGTAGAGGTTTAGTTTCACCAGTAATTTGATTGACAAGAATAGTCTTACCATCAGCAGTATTGAATGCAGTCCATCCACGAGTTTCTGCTAATCCTTCTCTACCAGTCTGACGTAATTCTTCTGTCTTTCTAGTTTGGGCACCTTGCTCACCAATACGTTCTAATGCATCCTCTTGCTGTAATGCCATCTTATCAGCTTCAGATAGAGAACCAGTAGAAATACCAGTCCTGGTAACTTTACCAGTATTGGGGTCAGCCATGAGAACTTCAGGCCCACTAAAGTCGAATCTGAAATTACCACGTAGAGATTTAAGTCTATAAACTTCAGCACGGTCTGCCATTATCTTAGTCCGTGCTTCATCCTTATTTGCGCGTGCTTCATCTGCATTAGCACGTAATTGCTGAGAAATAGTCTGATATGCCATTGTTCTTTCATTGACATTAGACTGTCTCTCTAAACTTGCAGCATCTCGAGCGGGACCAATTTGGTTCTTCCAATCTGCAAGTTTTCTACCTCTATCACCTTCTATTACTGACATACCAGTTCCAGGTCTAGCTCTATCAGCTAATGTGGCTCCAATTACTTTAAGCCATCCCGGTTTTTCCATTTGAGGATATTGTCCTAGTATTTCATTAAATCTATCAGTTGCAGCAGTTTCGGGTTTATAGAGTTCACCCATCATACTGCCAATATCCATTACATTACTAGGCTGTTGTGGACTACTCATTTGAGCCATAGCTTGTGGATTCTCTATTTGTTGTGGACCAAATGAGAGATTACCATAAGGGTCAGATTTTGGTGCAAACATATCGCTGAAATCCCCACCAGCTATACCGGGTATAGAAGGTTGAGGACCAGCAATATCTGGCATACCAAATAGATTCTTAAGTCTTAACATCTGCATCCAATCAGGCATTATTTCACCGCCTCTTTTTGTGATGCTAGAACTACTCCCATAACGTCAGCAAGATGAAGTGTCTTACCATCACCTATGCCGAATTTCTTTTTGAAATCCTGTGCCATCGGCCCAAGATGTGTAGTCTCTGAATCATCATCCTTATACTTCCACGTATAAAGCTGAAGTTCTCTCAATTTCTTAGTGAAGTTACTGTTACCAGCAGATTTAATATGTTTCTTAATAGTTCTGCTAGATTCAGCGTAAAGGTTATCATCCATTGGGACAATGCTATTTTTCTGATTCCTATCAGACATAGCCATTGCAACATATGGTGCAGCAGTTCCTGCCCATTGTGCAGCAGTTTGCCACCAAGGTGTTCCTTTATTCTGTTCCTGAGTATTATATCCCTGCAACTGAGCACCAAGTAATCCTAGACCAAATTGATTACGTGCTTGTTCAGATGCTTGTCTCATCTGCATAGCATTCAATGCTTGATTACCAAACATCGAAGATTGTCCGGGGGTAGTTCCATACAGACTAGCTTGACCCCCCATAGATGCTAATTGATTCTGACGTAGATTTTGCAAGGACTGTTCAGCCATTCCTTGACGCTGTAAATCAGCACCTTGATTAGCTAATGCAGCTTGCAACATTCTGCCAGCTTCAGATGATGCAAGACTACCCATTTGAGAACCAGTTCCAGTAATTCCCTGTAGACCAAACATTTTACCTTGTCTAATGGAATCTGCTAGACCAGCGTTCACATTGGTTGTAGCATCAGCTAATTGCTGTGGAAGTTCTCTCTGCGCACGTGATAATGCAGCGATATAATTAGGTGCTCCACCACCCCCACCTAATGAACGTGCCCTATCAAGCTGCATCATAGTATTACCATAAGCAGCACGAATAGGACTTACTCCACGCGCTCGTAACTCTTGTATATCAGTAGGTGAGTATCCACCTGTAGATGCAAAGTCACGATACCCTGGCATAGCTTCATCAAGGTATCCATAGGCTTTACCTAATTCTTTAGGACGTTCAGCAGATACACTCTTAAATGAGAAATTAGAGGGACCGCCAAGTCCTTCTCTAAACTGCTGATACGCACCCATTACATTACCATAATCAGCCATCTGTCGTTGATTGGCTTGATTATACTGGTCTTGCATCTGCTGTGCGAATGCAGATTGTTGATTCTCAGTTTCAGAAGGCTGCATGGTAGTTTCATACCTCTGCTGAGCCTGCTGCATTACTTGTTCTGGAGCCTTTTTCTGTTCTTCTTTCTTTTTACCCATTATTAGGCACCCTCATACTCAATGCCGTAAGACCATGTGGAGAAAAGCCATGTTGAATAAGATGCTTTGCGTAGCTATCATTATTCACAAAAGCGTAAAGGTCTTTAATTCCATATTTCTTACACGTCCAAACTGAAATTAGCTGAGCCTCTATTAGTGCTCGACCTATCGTAATTGCACTCTTAGATTTGTCGGTCACTAATACAGATTCAGCTACTCCTTCTACTCCACCTGCCATAATTATTTCACCTTTATCATCTTCAATAACAAAGGCGTTTAACATTCTGAAAAATTCAGGAAAATCAAATTCAGAATAATACTGCTCATGCAGTTTCTTAATTTTCTCTAAGTCTTTAAGAACTAATGCTCTGCTAATCATGAGTCCATTGCTCCAAATCTCAAGTTGTTAGCAATTCTTCTAGCCCATCCCTTACCATGATGAGGCCAATTCTTTAATTTAGTCATGAAATCCAGTCTTTCAGCATTTAATCTCATTATCATGTCAGTTTCACTCATTGAATCAGCAGCAGCTTGACTTATTGGACCCCAAAATCCATCATCTGCCACATTTACAGTTCGCTGCAAGTATCGAATTGCAGTTTGAATACCAGAATTAACCGCGAAGTCAAACAGTTGCCAAGCAACTCCATCTGGTAACTTATCTGCTTTAATTTTAAGCCAGAAATCTCGATGATAAATTTCTTTGGCCTTAGCTCTAGTAAGTTTCTTGATATTTAAGTGAGGATATTCTCGTTTAGAGATGCCCCAATTAGTTTCTCCACCGGGGTCATTAGGGTCATTACTATATTGCCCTTCATGACCTATAAGCCGGTCGAAGAATAAATCGAAATTATGCAAGAACTTCCTCGTCACCATCGATAGTGAGAGTAAGAATATTATTAGTTCCTGCTAATGCTTGGATAATCTCAGCAGCCGCAAGAATGTAATAACAATAGTGGTCTAAAACTTGTCCTGCGCCAATGCTAAAAGCATCAAATATCCTTGTGCCAGCAGCATCTGCACCAATAGACATAGTAAAAGTAACAGCAGAACCCGATGGATTCTGGACATGAACATGCCTCACAATTCCCCTACGATTAGCTGGAACTGTATACTTAGTCGCGGCAGCATTAGAAACTAGAGCCGGACCAGCCATTCTTACTTGAACTTTTGCCATGTTATCCTCTAATTATCTGATGTATAAATAACAATTCCAATCATTTCTGTTGTGTTACTTATATCAGCTACAGGAACTGCTGGTAGTGTTGTTTGTGGTCCTGTAGTTCCAAGTAATGTAGCACCTGTTCCGCTACCGAAAATGATTGAAATCATATTATACGCGGTATTCAAATTTGCCCAATATCCAATAAGACCCACAGCATCCCAATTTGCTAGAGTTAAATTAGGAAATGGTAATCCTTGGATTTGAGCAGAACCTGTAATTACTCCTTTATTTGATAATGCTACGGTAAATTGAGCAATAACTAACTTGCCCCATTTCACCCAAATTCCTAACTGTTTAGTATAGGTTTGTCCAGATGTTCCTGTGCTACCACCTATTACAGGAGTCCATAATCCAAATTGTGGAAATGTTAATTGACCAAAAAATCCACTCATGGATATAAACTCGTTCCTACAAATGGCATAGATTCACATTCACAATCTTCGCCATCCATTCCCGGTGGTCCTTGTAATCCAATGTTACCCTGAATACCCTGTTTTCCTTGTGGACCCCAATTCCAATCATCGTTACTCTCATCACTAGAATTAATATCACCTAACGGTGCAGCACTAGTAACGATAGTTCCACCACCTGAACCCGGAGATGGTGTATTGATGATTGTAATCTGTCCTTCTAACTCGTTAATGCCCTGTCTTAAAGCATCAATCAATTGATTAATGACTTGAAACAAAGCATTATTTCTCTGACTTAATCCACTTGTCAGAAGTTGTGCTTTTAGTCTATCTAGTTGAGGAATAATAGCCATTAAATACCACCGCCCGGAAATTCAGTAGCAACAGGCTTCGCATAGATAATGATTCTTTTAATAACAAACGTTTCATTCAATTCAGTAGTAAATAATTCATACCGAATTCTCTGATTCTGAATATTGGCTAATACAGTTGGTTCAAGTCTATTAGTAGCTTGCATGGGAATATCTTCTAGTGTATCTTGGACAATGTCATTCAGTCCAGATAATCTAGATTGTAGATTGCCTGCGCCAGTTACTCTCAATCTGACGCCAACAACATGATGTTCGTATTCTACGCCTGTTCCTGTTCCTTTTCTAGCCACCTACATACCCCGTTTTTGCAACTGGAAGAATTGGAGTTTCAACACTAGTTTGACCTGTTTGACGGTCATATAGTGTATCATTCAATTTTCCAGGTTGAAGTGTGTAAATACCAGAAATATTCTGTAGCATCAATAATGGAGTAGTTCCATTAAAGATTAAGCCACCCTCACTCACTACAATAATATCTCCTTGTGGTGGAACTGGAGGGGTTCCGCCAGGAGGCACACAGTATGTAGGAAAGTATGTTCCATTAAGCATTCCACCAACAGCACCACAAATAGCCCAAACAGTATATGTCTGACCATTTACGTTAACATCAGAACTAACAGTAATTTGGTCTACTGCAACCGCTGTAATTCCTGTAGCAGTATTACCAAAGTTAGATGAAGTAGAACTATTAGCTCCAGCATGTGAGGGGTCACGGAATACACCATTTCCACCATTACGCTGAACCCATACAAATAGTGGCATCCTACCAGATGTAGGTGTAAGTGGAATATTACGAGGATTTACACCATTACCTACATAAGTAGTAGCTT